CTTGGGAAGTAAGAAATAGATCCTCTTACGAAGTAACTATCAGAAGTTCAGATGATACAACTATAGATATAATAAATCTTGGTTTTATAAAATTTGTGGCCCTACAGGACGCACCAACAACTAACACACATTGGTCATGGAACGAAAGAAATGAAACATATACACACACTGTTAATTTTACAGGCCCATGTACTTTGTCTTCTGTCGATGTTTTCTTAACAAGAATCGGGTATCACAGTTGCATGTACATTAAACAATCAATATGTACCTCTACAGTTGCAACAGTGTTTGCGATATCCTCGGCTATTCCAGATAGGTTCAGACCTTCCACAGAGTTTAGGGGTCAGACAAGAGGGAACTCAGGTGGATATACCAATGATATGACCTATACAGTAGCTACCAATGGAAACATTACTGTGTATGCAAATGTTTCTGAGGGAAATTTTGGAGCCTCTGGAGGTGCGGGATGGTACGGAATTAACTACTGCCATATAAGGTAATTAATGATCATTGACGCTCGAAACTGCAATCGTTCTTACGTCGCCAAAGAGGTATCTATGGCGACTGATTTCATTTCAGATATTATCGACTGGAAGGAAATGCCAATCGGTTCTATTCATGCAAAATGGGACGCGAACAACGCACTCGATGGAAAAATAATTGTTGAAGCATCCGACGTGCCAATAGATGATTGGTTTGATGAAATCCAAATTTGTGAAATAAATAACGAGTACGTCATGAGCGATGATGGGACGAGGGGAAAAAAGAAAACGAAAATGTTCAACCTCGGAGTAATTGGATATCGGTACTCAAGGGTAAAATTCTCTCACGGGACCAACACGGCTGGGACCATTTCTATTGTAGCGTTAGGAAAAAAGAATGGGTAGAGTAACAGACTTACCGCCAAGTTTTGTGCAATCAATCCCAGGGGCACCCTTGGACGTTAACGCGACCTTTGGTGACATGCTTGTGCAAAATCATTCTATTGAAGATATCCCCGTACCAATAGCTAATACCGAGCAATATTTCGACCTCCCCGCTGGGGTTAAACGCTTCTCTATATACTCTAAGAATGATGGAATTGTGAAACTTGGGATTGATTTATCGATCGCTACAAAATACAGGCTCTTACCCCCTGGCTCACTTCATGACGAGAACGCGCTTGACCCAAGCGTGACTCATAAAATCTATTTTTCCTCTTCCAAAGCCTCTGATATTCTTCAACTAACTTATTGGACCTAAAAAAGTTCTAAAGTCTTTCTAAGACAATCCGAAAAACTCTTTGGCTGACCTCTGGGGGATAGTCCCTCATTCACATAAATTAGGAGTTAAAACCAATGAGTAAACCAAAACTTGTATACTATTCCGCGACCCCCGATGATGGCGACTCAGTAGCAGCGTATCTTCGTACCTCTGCCCATGCCCTCACAAGTACCGATGTTGGGGGAAAACTTTCCCTTGACGTGAACGTGGCAAACGACATTGCAGTGGATATGGACGGTATTTATGACGACCCAGACAATCTAACCCCAGATACTGTTGGCGCAATCTTTCACGTTCGTAACGCTTCAATCGGCGTAACGCACCAAACCCTTAGAATATCAGGCGGGGCCCCAGGCTCTGATAACGTTGCCCCCGCAACAATCCAAGCTCTCGATGTTAACTCATTCCTTATGGGCTTTGACGGGACAAATTGGGACCGCGTAACAGCGACCGCAGGGGCTCTTGATATCAACATAGCTTCCACAGAGATTGCCTTGGAAGTGGCTGGAAACGTCGCAGATGACGCAGCGGATTCGGGTAATCCGATAAAGGTAGGTTCGAGGGCTCTTGGGGCTGCCTTATCAGCAATTTCAGCCGCTAACGATAGAGCTGATATGGTTAGCGATCTGTACCGAAGGGTACTCGTTAACGATTCTCCAAACGTAGCTTGCCGACAAGACGTTGTTGCAACAAATGCAACAACGGCAACCCAGCTCGACGCAACAGTGCAAGCGGGCCGTAAAGAAATCATAATCCAAAACTTAGGAACCAAAGCGATTTACATTGGTAACTCTTCTGTTACAAACACGGGAGCAACCCAAGGTATCAAGATCCCAGCCCAAGGCGAACTTGGCCCAATTCCTTGGGGCCAATATGTGCCAGTATATGCGATAGCGGAAAGTGGAACGCCGAGCGCAATGCTCTTCCAAATAGGATAGCCATGATCTCCTAGAAAGGTTAGAATGGGGGTATAACTGCCCCCATTCTTTTTAGGAGATTACGCCATGAAAAAAGCAAAAAAGCGTACGGAAAATATACCTGTAAAAGTAGATACTTCCGCCAAAATTCTCGAAATATCCGAGCCCCAGGTGAAAAAGATCACCCCAAAACTTGAACTAGCATTTTCAAGAAAAGACTTTGCAATGGTGCAAGAGGTTCAGAAAATTCTTACCAGAGTTGAAATCAAACTTGATGGGGCCACTGAGATCATGGCAGCTAGCCAGGTTATGTTTTGGCTTCCAGAGTTCGAAAAAAGAATGGCTACAAAACTAGAAGAGATTGGAAAATGGGAAAAGGAAAGAAGAGAGTACGCCCTAAAACTTTTGGATGAAAAAGAAAATGCTTAGATTACTTGTAAGTGTCTATTTTTTGTGCTTGTCCTCGCTTGCTCTCGGCGGCTTAATAAACGCCGATAGAATCCCTGTAAGCGAGAAAGTGCTGCAGCATTCAGTTGTTACCGTCGGTACATCGGCGGTAGAACTAAAGGGCGGGGCTTCCCGCGATCCATACCGAAAATTTGTAATAATTTACAATAATAGTAACGCAACCGTCTATATTGGCGGGGCTTCTGTAACTACTTCGGGTGCAACGATGGGGATACCAATACTAAAAAGTCAAATGGCTACTGTACCGATTGGGGATATGGCCCTCTATGCTATTGCTGCGGGGGCTGGGAATGATGTTATTGTGTTAGAGGCAGGATAATGAGAAAATTACTTTTTAGCCTTCTGCTTTGTTGGTCTTCCTTATCGGCTGGCTCTACTTTTGGGCCAGCATATTTCTCGCCCGCATGTGGGGCAATTCCCTTCAGTGATACAAATTTCACAGCTACAGATGTTTGTTCTGCCATAATAGAGGCAAAACAAAACGCCGAGGGCTTCCCCCGCGCTGGGATCAGGGGCTCATATAACGGGACAGTTTCGGGGGGTTCGTGGCTTGGGCCAAACGAGCTTTTACCAAACACCCCTCTTGCCGTGTTTCCAGTTAAGACAAAAATAAATGAAATCACTTGGGCGAATGCCACTGTTAACACTCAGTTTCATATTGAGTTTAGAAGCGTGAGCAAAACAGGCACTATTTTTTATACGCTCACAGTCACTTCAACAAACCCAGGTTACGGATATGTTTCGGGGCTTACCTATACGTTTGACCCAGGCTCAGTGATTTATGCCCAATATCAAGACGACGGAACGAACGCTAGTGATATGGACCTAATACTTTGGATATCGAGGGTTCCTGAATGAGAATAATATATGTCAAAAACGTTTCTGGTACTTCTCAGACTTGGATAAAAGAGTTTACAGACAATGAAGAGTATCAGCTTCAGACAACAGCCGAGCGCGAGATGTACGCAGGATGCGACCCGCTATTAACTGCCATTGGTTCGGGCGATGCGCTTATAGGAAATGGCGATATATACTTTGGAACTATCAATGAACAACTTGACTGGCTTATGAACGAGGCCATTGCAAGTGAATCAGCAATGTTTGACGGGATTGTTTTATCACAGAACGCTAACAATTTTTACCCTTGTCCTGATGTTATCATGACAGAAAGTGAAGCAGGAGAGTTTGACCACAATAGGATCGACTCAGATGGCAACCTGATGAGTCGTTCGGCTGTTCTAACAGACGAGGGCTCTTTTAGAAACGATTTTAGTGGGTCTTCTTTATCGTTTGCGCCAACTGGTACAGCCACTTTTATAAATGGTTCTTACATAGTTGAAGGAAGCGGGACAGACTTTATGGCCGATGGCGTTAACGCCGATGGATACATAAAGCTTTCATCACACGCAGATTCAGTTTACGCGAAAGTGTACTCTGTTATTTCAGCCACAAGAGTAATTCTCGCAGAACCGTATCAAGGTGCCAATGGCTCTGGTACAGCAAGTGTTTCGAGCTTCAAGCCAACGGCGGGGACGGGGGCCTCTATAGCTGTCGCGAGTTCTGAAATAGTTTTGGCGACAGGTACGACAAACGGAAGCGAAGTAAGAATTGAACGACTTATAGACTATGGTCCAATGAGGGCTCTTTCAAGACTAAAAATCTCACAGAGAATTGCAAACCAAAGTATCACCTATGGATACGCTGACTCTGCCGATCCCGATCTTCACGCGCAATGCGCCCATTTTCAATTTGATGGAACGACAGCGACACAGGCTAAGTGTAGAACTAGGTCAAGTGCTGATTCTACCGATCTTGAAGAAACTACGATCACGCTTCCAAACGCTCTGACAACAGCTTCATACATAGATTATTGGATTGACGTACAGCTTGACCAAGTGGCTTTCTACGTTAACGGCGTACAGGTAGCAATTCATAAAAGGCATTTGCCAGGGCCTTACACAGCACTTACTTTATTCTTAGGAAACGAAAACACAGGGACAGCGGCTAGCAGCACAAACATTACTTGCGACTACATATCTACGGTTAATATAAATCAGGTCGAAGTTCAAAACACTTTCACCGCTTCCCCTGTTTATCAAATCGTTCAAGAGGATGTTCACTATTTAACTGGAAAAATAACGGCCACAACAACGGGCGCGGATCAAATAATTTGCAGCTACACAGTACCAGCAAACAAAACTCTTTTCCTAGTTGGGTACTCAGTAAGCACATCGAACATTGGTGGGACTGTTAAAGTGGGAAAGAACACGATAACAACCCCGCCTGCAAGCCCTGGGGTTTTGGACGACAATATTTTTAGGATGTTTAAAACAGCGGATTGGGGTGTTTCATCCACTTCAAGAGAGTGTGAAAATTTTGGAGCAAACCCAATCAGAATTGGTTTCGCGGGTGATGTTGTTAAGATTGCTGTTACTCCAAAGGGTTCAACTTCATCAGATTGGTACGCAACACTTGATTTTGTTTTGAGGTAAAAATGATTTACAACATTTCATGGGCAGAGATTAAAAGTTTTATTTCGACAAGGCAAGTGCCTCTTCATTTTTTTGAAACAGATGAAGGATACGAGCTTGCTGCATTTGATAGTTCTTTTCATGTGATTTCGAGAATGAAAAAAGAAGATCCAAGGTCAAGCGAGCAGGAAGACTTTGAGGAGAATTTCAAAGATGACTGCAACAAAAAAATATCACCGACAGACTACGAGGGGTCAATACTTTACAGACCAAAGTATAATACGCTTGGCTGGCACTTCGAACCAAGAGCAGTTAGTTTTTCGACAAGCACATATAAAAGTCTTTTCAATAAAAAATGTAGCGGGGCCGAGATATCAACTCTTACAGATATTGGGGACGCAGTACAAAGATTCTATAACGAAAGTAATGAAGAGCTTATAAAAGGTGAGCAAGAAACTCCCGAAGATTTTCAGGTAAGACTTACAGCAAATTGTTCAAAAACAATTATTGATTGGCAGCCTCATTATGACGCAGAGTTAATCTCTGCGATGTTCAACGTCAAAAGCGTTTTAGGTGTTGGTGAAAAGGCTTATGCTTGGTGTATCATTGCTCCCGATATCCCAGAGGCGTATGGTGGTTCGGTTCCATTCATTCAAGGGGGGATTGATCTTTCTTTCGCAGCCGAAAGGTGTTGCGTTAAGATTGACGGGCGGTGCTCTAAACGAATGAACTACGATCCCGTTTACAATACAAATAAAGTAAGGCTTGCAATTGTCCATACTGTTGGGGCTAAAATAGCCTTGATGATTCTTTTCGAACATTATAAAGCTTAGAGGGTTCTCATGACTGAGTATAAAGGTTTTAGATACTGGCAAGATAAAAAAGATCATTGGTGGTTAAGATACCCAAGCGGGTTCAAAACAAAACTAGAAGTCACAACGGAAGTAGGGGTTAAAAAATTAATAGATGAGCTTACAGCTACAACAGAAACTTAGAGGGCTTCTTTTAAAAGTATCAAGGCCCCTTTCTCTTTTGATATCAAAAATTCATTCCCCATACTCAAGAAAACTTTTACATGCTAATCATGCTAGAAGTCTTTTAACCTGGGCACAACCTGGGGATATCTTTTTAACCAGAACAAGAGGCGAGCTATCTAATCTTTTCATCCCAGGAAAATGGACCCACGGGGCCTTATTTATAAGCAAAGATTTGGGGGTCATCGAGGCCGCTTTAGATGGGGTAAGAAGAACGGATATTTATGATTTTGTTATGACAAAAGACGAGCTTATTTTGCTTAGACCAATTTTTTGTTTTGAACAAGATAGAAGAAACGCGGCTGATTGGGCCGTAGGTCAGCTAGGTAAAAAGTATGATTTTTCGTTTTCGTCTTCGAATAATGAGTTCTATTGCTTCGAACTTGTTTCTTACGCCTATATAAATACTATGAAAAACTGCCCCTGGCAGCTTCGAGAACGCCTTGGAGAGCCCACGATAATTGGGGATGATTTCATAAAAGCAAGTAAAAAATTCACTTCTTTGATACAATATTAGTTGTTCAATAATTTTCCTTTTTGTCGTGGGGGGTTTCACTTACCCCCATGCTTTTATGTGGGGGTATTTATGAAGTATCTTTTGCTTTTAGCCCTGTTGATATCTTGTGGAAAAAATGAGGAAAAGGCCCCAGAGCCTACCGATAAAATGGCAGCTCTTAGGGCTGAGAAGGCTTCATTGCTAGGGAAGGCTTTGGAGCTTTCAGACAACCCCTATGGATGGATAGCCCCAAATGATTGCGATGGGATGATACCAAGCGCGAAAGTAGGGGCGGTTCGAGGATTCGAAAAGTTCGACATTCACGCGGCTGAGTATCCTGAGAAGGGAAAATTTGGACGACACCCACCCCCTTGGTGTTGGACCCTGGAAACGGGGGCCCAAGGGTCAAAAACGGAATGGTCAAGAGACATGGCGGTTGCTGGGATGTTCCCCTACTGCGTTTTCAAAAAAGACTTAGACACTTGCAAGAGTCATTTTGATTACGCCCTTGAACATAATTGGGTTACAGGTTCCCCTTATGACGAGCTTCGAACGGTTTACACCCCGAACGTCGTGGGGTTACTGGCAAACATTGTTTACTATCTTGGGGGCCAAGATACAGGGCATCGTTATTGGCCGGATGCTTACCCAAGTGGTCTCGATGATTATGAAGCCCACCTTCAAGTTATGCAGATTCTTTTGAGGGGAATTGTGGAAGAAGGAAAATTTTCCCTTGCTATCCGAGATGAAATGCTTGAAAGGCTAAAGGAACATGTTGCTAGGGTTCCTGATACCATTCTTTATCAATACGTACTTGGAAAGTACACGGGGGATCAAACCAATACTATCGAACTTCTTTTGACTCATCAGGCCCCAGCTTCGGATTATCAGCCCGCAGATGAAAGAGGGGAAGCCTGGGAAGTGGCAGAACGTCTTTTCGTTATTGACAGACTTTTGGAAGACTACGGAGAGTAACCTTTATTTAGGGTAAGTGAGGGCTACACTATAGGCTTACCCTAAAATATACACCCTAATTTAGTAGACATTTGGATCCAAAAATGAGGTGTTTATGTTCGACTTCGCAACCCTTCCCCCCTCAATAATCAATGGTTTATTTGCCATAATCGGAACAATTGCGGGGGTAATCCTTTCCCATGCTTTCAAAGGACTTCGCTTTAAGGCAGCCAAGCTAAATAAATGTATCATTGATATTGCTGTCTTACAGAAATCTTTCTCACTAGAGTTAAAAAGAATCGACGAACGAGATAAATTATTAAGAGAAGATATCACCAAAGCAAACTCTAAGGCCGATGCAGCCTTCCGAATCATGGAAGGAAAGCAAGGCTTACGGGAGCCCCAGACAAATGAAATCATACGATGATTTTAAAAAGGACCTCGGAAAAAGAGAAAGCGGAAGCTGTTACACATGCGTTAATAAGTTCGGATATCTTGGAATGTGGCAGTTTGGTAAAGCAAGGCTTTGTGATTTTGGCCTCATGAGAAAAGATGGGCCCAAGTTTTATTGGTTCCCAGGAATAACGGAAAGCGTTTTTCTCACCCACCCAACTCTTCAAGATGTTCTTTTTGATTGCCATGTGGGAAGGCTCATGAAAATTGTAGAGGCCCATTACCCACTTCTCGACACTGAAAAGGTGAGTGGGGCGATCGCAGTCATGCACCTTTTAGGGCCTGGGGGCTTCGCGAAATTCCAGCGGGGGGTTGATGGCGAGGACGCTTTAGGGACAAAAGCTAGTGATTACTATGGGTTATTTTGTGGATACGAGATTCCAAAGAATTTGCCCATAACATTCGATTACCGTAGAATACTTAGTACAGTACCTCATTAACGAAAGGATGGATTTATGACAAAGTTTTTTAGAGAAAATTGGTCGATCATGTTCGTGCTTATGGTTGTCGCGGGTCTTACCGTTATTTGCTCGGATATCGTTTTATCGCAGGAAGTAGCCCCCACGCTTCCCAGCGATATCTCTGGGGCAATCGGGGCCCTGCCCATTCCTACGGATTACAAAACCTTGGTTGGGGCCATTGTTGGCCTTTTTATTGGTATTAGCTTCATTCTTCGAGGACTAAGCGACGTGCTATACTGGCTTGCTAAGATATTCAAAAAGGAAAACATGGGGGGCTTTGCCAAAGTCATGTACGCCATTCTTGCAACCGTGGCTAAAGCTTTCGGATATTTTGGCTTCTCGGTTCCAACGTGGATGAAACCAGGGGTTTAATGAGCGACGAACCAATCAAAGAAGCGGCCAAAGGTAGCCTTACGGTACTTCAGGCCGCTATTAAGTTTCTAAGCGTCTTAGAGATGCTACTGCCAGCCTTTCTAGTGGCGTGGGGAAACTATCTAAGAAACAAAAACAACGCACTAAAAGGCAAATTAGAGCTTTCGAAAATACAAAATAAGACTTTAGAAAGGGCTCTAAATGAAAAAAAGGATTCTCACCTTACTGTTATTGGCCGCCTTCTTACCAAAAAACTTAGAGGCCCAAAGCCCTAAACCCCTCGAAGATTACTTTTCAGGAAAAAGATACGACGTTATCCTTGATGATCTTCATTGCTTCTCGGATGAAGAGCTATCAGTGATGAGCGAAGAGATAAGGGATGGGGAAGATTGCCAAGTTGAATTAGAGCTTTATAAAGAGTTCGCAGAGGAAAACTTTGAAAAGAAAGAGGAAACTTCCTTTTATCAAGAGCCCTCGATTATCATTGGGGGCGTGATTTTTTCTCTTATGGTCGGAAGTATGTTAGGCTATATGGTAGGTCACAACAATCAATAACGGCCAGCCAACTGCCCAGGGTTCTCGGCTTAGTCCCAAGCCCCCCTGGGTTTATCATTCTCTCACCAAAATCTTGCGGTAAGCAAAATATTACTTTAGCTTTCGAAGAGATGCAATAATTTTTATTGGATTTAGGTAGAGGGGTTTATTGACCCCTTTAGGACTTTCCTGTAAAAGGCTTCCCCTCAATCCCTTGCTATTTTTTGTAGGTGATTTTCTAAGATTGATAATATAACCACCTGAAATAATTATCAAGGCTGAGATGCAAAGACAAAGCATTTTAAAATGACCCTGGGATTCCATCGACTCGCCCTTTCTAAGAAAAAATTAATGCCCCTTTTTTACTTCGTACCTTTCTTGTATACTTTTTAAGCTAGCATTTTGTTTAACAATATACAAGAAAAGAATGAAAGAAATGAACGAAAAAAAGAAAAGAATTTACAAAATAAAAAGAAAGTATTTTATAGCCTCTAACGTGCAACAGTTTGAAAGTAGGATTGATATTGAAAAATACCTAACCCTCATGGGTAAGGGTAAAGATCAAGAAATAATTTTCGGGGAACTAGAATCAATTGAAGTGCAACAAAGAATTAAAATCAAAAAAACTTAGAAAGATTACGCTACCTCTGTAAAATCTGCCATATTTTTAAGCTCTTCGAAAATCTCGTCCCAATTCTCTGGGAAGGCAACATAAGTAACTCCATGTGCTTTTTTTCTTATCTGCCCAAGAGTGTAACTCTGAATATTGTCGGGTCTTTCTTTTTTGCCTCTCTTTAGCTCGATTGCAATAAAAAGCCCCCAAATACAGATTATAAGATCGGGGATTCCATGAAGCGATACCTCTTGGGTTTTGAAAAACCAAGTACCTTGGAGCGTCCTTAGATCGGCGATAACCCGCTCTTTAAATTTTGTTTCAGCTTGCTTTGCCAAGTTTCTCCTTAACCGTCTTTTTGAATTTGCCTATAAAAGTTACATTATCCTTTGACTCTTCTTTTTCATCGCTGGGTATAAGAGAGCTAACCCCCGTATTTTCTTTGGGTGTTCTTATCAGAGCAGGGGTATCTTCGAATTGTCCGAAAACAATTTTGTTGATTCTCTCATCACGTTGCTCTAATATCTTAGCTTCGACTTTCCGAATAAATTCTTTATTCTTAATCTTCAGTTTCCGCGCCCTATTATGTACCCTCTCGTTACTTGATTTTGTCATCAGGTATCCTCCCCTATTGTAATTGGTCTTAATATTACCTCACCCTCTTTGTTTACAGAGGAAAATTCAATATCCGCAGAGCAACATGTGCATATATGTGGTCCTAAAAGTGTCTCTTCTTTTGCTTTCTCAAAAGCCTCATTAGCATTTGCGGCCTCAACATAGCCAATAGCGTAACAAAAAATTGGTACTTTAAAAAAATACTTCATGTAGGTAGCCCCTTCACTTTATCTGCCCAGCTTTTTCGAGAATGAGATACTGAGCATGTTAACGGCAGTTTTGAATATGGAAAAACGCTCGACATTATTTCTTGAAGTTTTGGAATAATTGAAATCTCACTTTCGTGTATTTCAAAAAGAATCTCATCATGTACTTGTAAAACCATTCTTGATTTGTAGGGTTCCAAGAATTTAAAAAGCCTAACCATTGCGATCTTAACAACGTCAGCACATCCCCCTTGGATTAAATGATCAACAAGAGTGTAAGCAAAATTCTTATCGCGGCAATGACAAACTCTTCCAAACCAATTTCGAACTTTTCCTTGCAGCCCAGCCTTTTCGATAATTCTTCGAGTGTAGCTGCAAACATTTGGAAGGCTGTCAAAGTATTTTCTTTTTACCCTAGCCGCTTCGTCTGAAGATATTTTTAACATCTTCGCAAGCTTTATAATCCCGCCCCCATATAAAAGCATGAAGTTTAACGTCTTTGCTCTGTCTCTTGTAACCCCCATCATGCGGGCCGTGGCTTCATGCACGTCAAGCTTGTCATATAATATTTTATCTATGACATTCATTTCCTTGCAGCTCTCAAGTAAAAGACGGTACTCCATTTGATCATAGTCAATCATGGCGTACAAAAACCCTGGGGTTGGAACAAACGCCCTACGAACTAAAAGCTCTTCTTCAACGTCCTCTTCTTTATTGAGGTTTTGGAAATTTGGCGCGGCGCAACTTATTCGACCAGTGTTTGTTCCAAACTGTTTTAGATTCGCATGAATGCGCCCCCACTTATCGGCGTAATAAATAAAATTTGCATAGTGGGTCGAAGCCTTCTTATTCGCAGCGCGGTAATCTAAAATAACCTGGGCTATCGGATGATCAATTTTTTCTAGTATGTCTTCTTTAAAAGAGGGGTTCCCCTTTTCTGTGGTTCCATATTTTAACCCAAGCTTTGTGAACGCTTCAACAAACACTTTTGCAGAGTCACAAAAAGTTATGTCAGTTAGTCTATAGAATTCTTTCTCTGTATTACTTGCATTTATACGCTCGGCTTCCAGGGCTTTTTTGGAGTAGGGTATATCAACAAGGGCCCCAAGCCTCTCCATTTGGTAGCAAACCTTTGTGACTTCGCATTCGTTATAGTACACGCCAAGTATAGAAGGAAGCCCCTGGGGTTTTTCCTGATCTAACCTTTCAAGTTCTTTTAGTTGATAGAGGCCAAGCGTCCAACAGATGCTAACGTCCATACACGCATATTGATGCATGATTTCGAACGGTACTTTATCAAAGTGCTTACGCTCTAGTTTTTTTCCTTCTATCCATTCGACAGTAACGAGGCCATAGTCTTTTATGTATTGGTCAACCTCTTTTGATTTTTTCATCCCAACAACTTTGGCAAGTGTTTCTAGTTCATAATTCATAAGATCATTTCTAATGACCCTATGGATTGCAGCGGTGCAATGAACGCGCCCTTTTATTTCAAGGCTCTCGTTTCCAAGGGCTGCCATATCAAATTTAGCGTTGTGGATAAACCACGTGGCGTTTTCGTTGTCGAAGATTTGTTGAAGCATTACTAGGTGAAAATCGCCAAGTACTTCGTCGGAAGAAAGGGAAAGTTCATATTGTTTGAAGTTGAAATAATAAACATTATTGTATGTTCTAATTATGATAGCAAAGAGCTTGTCGCCCCTATGGATATCGAGGCCCGTTGTCTCAGTATCAAGAGCAAACATTTGACATAAAGAAAGCTCTTTTAAAACCTGATCATAATTATCGCGGGTTACTAACATACTTTTTTATTGACCTTTCTACGTTACTCTTGTTTGAAAAACACATGCTTAAAAGCTTTATAACAATGGTTGAAACGGTTGTCCCCGTACTTTTCGCAAGTAGGGAAATATTTTTCTTTACCTCTTTATCAATCCGAATGGATAACATAACTTTCCCCGCTGGCTTATACCAATTTCCTACACGCCCAAGCGCGACACTCGGACGCCCAACACGCTTGCTTTTTCCTCTTCTATTTTTATGAATATTTCTTTTACCTTTTTTGTCCATAGCTTCCTCGTCCCATCCCATTGATATTTTAGTTTTTTTGCTTTTTCTCTATCATCATAGTTCACATTAGCTCTTATCTCTATCATTGGGGTTTTTGCAAGCTCTACTATTTTATCAAGGTCATACTGAGACATTATTTTGAACATGGTCAAAACATCGAACACAGCGCGATGAGCAAAGGGATTCAGGAAGCCATGCTTTGCCGCTAAAAACTCTAGCTTTCTTGTGTCGATGCTTTCGGGGTAGTCGATATCTGTCATCACGTCAAGCCAGTGTCTTCCACTAAAATCGAAGGCAAAACGTTTGCCGTTATTAATAAGCATGGGTTTATCAAATTCATTACCGTTATACGCCACAATGTACTTTGCAAAAGTCATCATGGTTTTGATTTCTCTAAGGGCTTCCTCTGGGATTACTCCGAATGTTGAAAGGTACACGTCATAAATTCCAGTGAGATCGCTTATCTCTTTTGAAATTTTGAACGGATAGGCAGACCAATCAATAAAAAAATCTTTCACGACAATTGGTTTTTTCTTATCCCAATCAAATAGAACTAGGCCAACTTCAATTATATTGTCGTTCTCTAAGTCTGTTCCCGTAGTTTCGAAGTCAATGCCTAAAAGATACGTGGGGCCAATATCGGGGATATTTTCTTGCTGGCAGTTTGATAGGTACTCGGTATCAGTCATTATTTTTTACTCCAGTTAAAATTGCATGAGAAAGCTCTGTTAGTTCGTAAAATATGCAGCACCCCCGCCCGTTTGAATGATTAACCCAAAGCATACATTTAATATTTATGCAGTGCTGCTTTATGAATGGGCAAGTATACTGCACAGCGTCTTTAGGTAACATTATAAATAACCTCAAGATGTTTGGGTGAAAAGCAAATCACCCGATTTTGTTTTTTGAAATGGACACCAAAATAGTGGCGACTCCCAAGCGGTTCGAAAACCGCGTCAATAACGCCCTCTTGCCCGTCCCAGCAGGAGTTTTCTTTTTTGATCTTAACCCTAGTGCCTAGCACTAGGGATCGTTTGGTTTCTTCAGACATTAAAAATTAATCTCACCCTTGATTGGTTCATTCGATACGGGGGCCGAGGGTCCTGGGGCAGTGTCTTTTTTGAGATCGCTGTCATCAACCTTGATAGCTTGGTGCTTCATTTCTTCCATCCAAACCTTAACGGCGGCGAGTTCAATATCTTCAGAGTTTCTACCCATCGTTACATCAAATGTATAGAATACCCCTTTGTCGTTTTCTGTCTTATTGGCCGAGATAAGAAACGTTTTCGATGAAACAGGCTTACCAAACTTCTGAAGTTTTGCCCTAGCTGTTTCAAGTTTTCTTCCCGCAAAATAAGATGTACGCCTAAATGACATGAGATAAGGAAAGTAAACTCCTTCTTTAATCTCAGAGGGGATAAGGCAGAAATAATTAATCGCCTGGTCACGTCTAAGTTTTTCCCCATTAACAACAGCTTCCCACTTCCAATCGGAGTTTTCAGGTGAAAACGGTACTTGCTCAACATACTCATCTTTACCGTTTACCTCTTTATAGATAACCCATGACTTGAACATCTTGAAGGGGATAATCTCAACCGGATTAGTCTTGTCTCCAAGTTTCTTGTTGTCGATAGAATCCCTCATTTCACCTGGGACAGCTCTTTCACTTGTTACAGCGTCTGACATTCCCTGCATCAAAAGAATCTTTGGTACAATGAAATCGCGGGAATCAAGCGGCGTTTTGTCCATTAGCTCTTGATAGAGCGCAACCTGGGCATCTTTTTTTACCTCAAGGGCTACTTCCTTTTTTTCTTCAACCTTTTCTTTTTTCTCTTTACTCATTTTAACTATCCTCTAATCAAAAATAGCGGCTGGGGTTTAGACCCTCTAAAACCCATCGGCTATGCTTTTCTCATCATTACATTTTTAATTACCTTTGGTTCATCAATCCCAGGGACTTTAAAATCAACGTTTCCCTCTTCAATAGCTTTCTCCATTTCTTTAGAATAAAACGAATTGAGTGTCTGAGAGTTGACGGTGATAAGCTCATTATAGATACCTCGATCTTTAAGAAAACTAAAAAAGGTTTCTTTCTTCTCAAGGTCTTGGGGCATCTTGACGGGGAATCTTTCTTGAATGTAGAAAGTATATCCTGCTGCAATGTACTTTGTTTTTTCATAGTGTTCGAGATATGATAAAATTTTTGCCTTATACTCTTCAAGCTGCTCAGAAACGTCCTTTACTTCTTTGTCTAACTCATCTTTTTTTGCCCTCAATGCGGCTGAACAACGGCAAATCTCGTCAAACTCTTTTATCGTGTCTAGTTGTTCTGCTACGCAATTACTTACGGCTTCGGTTAATTGTGTACTCATTGCTTTTGCTCCATTTCTTTTTTGATCATTTCATCTTGGACAGATGCGGGGGGACAAAGAACAATCTTTCCCTTATTGATGTACTCGATCGCTTGCAGGGCAGCGGCTCTCGTTACGTTAATAATGTGCTGCATGACAGCGCATTTAATTCCTCGATTGCTTCCCTCGGCGTCATAGTTAAACCCGATATTGAAGTCTTTTCCGTCCTTTGTTTCGATAACAACAATCGCTTTCATGATAATCCTTTCTTGTAATTAGAATATTGTTTTACAAATTTAATTTACCTTTTGCAAGTAAAAATTAACTTACCCCACTAAATTTATTAATGCCAATTTTTTCAGCCTCTTCACACTTTCTTTCATGCTCTTGATTTTCTTTATTTGCTTTTTCGCAAAACTTTTCCGCGTATTCATCAATAAGTTTGTGCATCGGCCTTTTCATATCCTTTGACGGATCAAATGTAATCTCAGAGTAATTGGAGCCCTTACTGAAAAAACTAAGTCTTATTATCATCGCTTTCGCATGGGGCCACAAACGCCACCTATCCAATAAAGATAGGGAAAAATTATCAGGGGTTCCATCCCCTAAGAAAAACCACCCATTCGCTACCCAAAACTTTTTTCTTGTTTCTTTAAAGATAAGATTGTATCCATCAAACTCCCAAAGCTCTGGGCGTTTTAATTGCTCAACTAACATTTTCATTTCTGGTTTCATACTTTATTTCTCCCCATTTATCATTCGTTCAAGATTACTCACCATAATGCTTTCTTTAAAATTTTCGGATAAAAACTCATAGAGATCGTTAAGAACTTCATACCTACCAGAATTAAAAGAAATATTCTTTTGTTCCTTGTCTTGCTCTACGTCCTTTCGAAGTTCTTTCAACTTATGCCTACACCATTTATAGATAACTTCCTCGCCATTAACTTTCTTTTTTTGGATGTAATGGGGGCGTTCCTCTTTATAATATTTACCATCCTTAATCACACTTATAACAGGGGTAATTGGTTTCTGAATATGTGGCTCTGAAATTTTTTGTTCCTCTTCTTTCTTATCTATCGTTTCCTCTTTTTTATTTAGTGGAGAAAGCCAGGCAAGCTTTCTGGCAGCCTCTTGAAGCTTGCGCTCATGGGCATGTACTTCAATTTTCTCCACTGGTGGTGCGATAAGATCGCTTAAAGAACGGGTATCATACGATATTTTATTACTTCTAGCAGTCACAGAATAGCTATCCCCCAGGTCTCTAACATCCTGAATAAAACAGGCATCAATCCCCCACGGTTTAAACATAAGCCGCCTTTTCTTTTTAGATTTGGCAAGCAATATATTCCCATAAACAAGGCTACTTATATCTTGTTCTTCCAAGTTAATATTTCCTCTGCCATATTTTTCTTGCTGTATAGCGCATCAAGAATAGCGTCGTCAATAGTCCCAGGGGTTACAATGTCAATCCTGGTAACTTTGTCGTGTATCTCTGAGCCCCCCCGATAATTCCTAGCCTCGCTCTGCATGTCCTTTTCTAGCGAGTAGTCACGGCTATAATAGATCATTGTGTTGGCTGCGATCAAATTGATACCGACGCCCCCAGCCCCTTGGTTGCCTACGATTACCCTAACATCCTCTTGTTTTTCAAAGTCATCTATGGCGGTTTGTCTATCCTTATCTTTCATCCCACCTACCAAAACGCGGTAGGGTATTTTTTCTTCTTCCAAAACTTTCTCTATCATCTTGTAGTTTTCTCGAAAACAAGCCCACACTATAACCTTGTTTGCTGGGGTTATATCTTTCAAAAGCTCTCTAAGAACTTCAACGCGGGGGTTATCATTATAAATATGTTCTTTCCCCTCGTCATCCATAAAGTACCCAGAAACAATTTGTTGAAGCCTTAAGGACTTTGTGAGGGCGATCTGAGCTACACAGGCCCTGTCTTCTAAGTAGGCAACAAAAGCTTTTTTCATCGTGGCATACATTCTCATTTGGTCTTCACTCATCTCCGCAAAAACTTGGGTTTTAACAAGCGGCGGTAAATCGAGACAATCCTTTTTCAAAGCCCTGGAAGCTAGGGCATATATTTTCTGGCTGAATTCCTCTGCGATCCCAGGGCGCGGCTTCCAATCGGGGAAATATTTTTGCTTTGGCATCCCCGCATTTTTATCAATAAAATATTTTGCGCGGAAGGCAACAAAGTTTTTATCAAATGATGCGCCCTTATCTAAGAAACGGTATTGACTCCATATATCCATAGGATTGTTTAGAATCGGAGTACCGCTCAAGATGTACCTATGTTTTGCCATGTCTCCAAGCTTTATCGCTTTCTTGGTTCTTACGGCCTTTGGGGATTTAAGACGTTGTACCTCATCAGCGACAATAACTTCAGGCCCCCAGGCTCTAATAGCTTCGAATAGGGGGTCCATTTGAAGGGCTTCATAATTTGTGATAAATATTTTCCCCGTGTCTTCCTTTGTACTGTCTAAGATTGTTTCGACTCTTTTCTTTCCTGAGCCTTTCAAAATAATCAGCTTCGACTTATCTACTTTAGAATTTTTCAGAAACTCACGCCGCCAATTTTCGCATACAACAACAGGGCAGAGGATAAGTGTTTTCATTACGCGGTTTTCTTGGAAGTATCTAAAGCGAAGAGTGTTGATTGTGGCGAGCGTTTTACCTGCCCCCACTTCGAAAAAGAAAGCATAATTATACATCTTGATTGCCCTATTGATCGCATCAAGTTGATGCTTCCAGGGCTTTATAATAAAGAATTTATCAGGTAAAACATTTTGAACAGGGGCTTGTTCGACTGGCTTAAGAAAAGCCTGGGGGTCTTCCTTCTTTTTAACAGGGGTTTTGAAATCAAAGATACCTTCGGTTGTCATTTTAAAATGTCCTCGCTATTTTTGTATCGTTAAAATCGCTGTACGTCGCTATGCAACGTGCAAGCTTTACCTTTTCCGCATCGGTTAGTTTTATCTTGTTCCCTACAATCTCTAGCCTTTCTTGCATGGTTCTTAGGAAGGCTCTATCTTCTTTTGTTTCTCCGAAGTATTCAGCGAAAATGAGCTTTGTAATCCAATCAAGAATATATTTATTTCGGATTGTTTCTTTTCCAAATTTACACCCATTAGCTACAAATATTTGCTTCATTTATTGGACCCGCCCTCGATAAACTTTAATTTCTCTGATAACAAAAGGTCATTTTCTTTTGAAGCCAATAAGATACTAACGCATCTTAGTATTTGCTCGCTGGTTCTCATAACTTAACGCCGCTCATTGGATGCGCCCCGATAATTTCGCATTTAAACTCACACCCATTCTCAACAAGTTTTCTAGCTGCTTTCAAAAATGATTGAAACTTGCTGCAAGGTATTCCTATCGTATTGTCATCAGGAAAGTAACACTCAAAATATTTTTTGAATACTGGTTCATTGGTTCCTTTTACTTCGACTTTCACTTTATATCCCATTGCGTATCTCATGTAAGTATCTCCAAAAAAGGGGCCTGGGGCCCCAGGGTGTTATTAGTTAGCACATTGCACAGTATATACATATGGGTTAAATCCATCACCATGACTAACAAAGTAAATTCCATCTGCCCTTAATTTTCTCCACACAAACGAAGAGCAACTAATTGTAAAAAGTGTAACTTCTTTTTTAACTTCTGTTGATTTTATAACTAGATTGTTGTGGGCTTCGAGGTACTTTTTGCAGAGGTCTTGTTTCATTTGATTGCCTTTCCTTGATTCTTGTTTCTTAGTCGTCAATCGACTGAAACTAGGTATAACAAACTGCATTCGCCCTGTCAAGCAAATTTTGTTAAACAAAATTAATTTTATTATTTAGTGGTTACGCTAGGTTAACGAGGGCTTGTTCTAAATCATGCAAAATACTTACAAACACTTTCATCTCTGGTACATCTTTCAAAGTCTCTCGAAGAGCCCTAAGTAAAATATACCGCTGGCATTGGGGGCAAGCGTTAATCTCTTTGAAGCGGTTTAAGATGCGGTCAACTTCCTTTGATTCATCCTGACATTGAATTGTTAAAAGCTTTACCATAGTTTACAAACCTTTGTTTTATCGAGGTAACATACCCCTATTTTTATCAAAATTATCCCCCCAAGGAAAAACCCCAGGAATAAAAAGAGTAGTCCAAAGGCTTGGAAAAACTCTTTAACGGTTCTTTTCCATGATCTTGGGATCGGGATAGGAAGGGTTGTGTAATCGCTATTTAAAGTAGTCTTCTTCATCGCAGTCATCCTCTTCAATGTCTTCGCTTCCTTCAAGGTCTAGCTCTTCAGGCTCGTTTTCCTCGTCTTCAATCTCTTCCTCTTCTCTGATATATTCGCCATGTGTTCTTTGTTCGTATATAATTTCCTCGCCTTCAATTTCTCGCTCTAGCTCTTCTCTTTCTATTATCTCACCCTCTGCAATATTCTCGGCGTCGTTAAATATAGAGAGCTGATAGTCATTTTCAGCTAGGGCCTTTTTGTAGTCTTCCTTTGCTTTACTAAACCTATCTTTTATCTCTTGCCTTATCCGTAGAACTTCATTTTTTTCCATTGGTTACCTCACTAGTTAATCCCACTAACCTTCTAAATGCTTCTTTTGCTTGTTGCGGTACCACAGCATTCCCAAGGTGTTTAAGCTGGCCCACTCTAAGGGGTACCCCATCAGCCACTCTACCCACCTCGGGTTCAAGGCCCCACGGGGGGAAATTTTGCTGTACTTTTGGCGTGTTTCTGAGTTTCCGGAACTTTGAATCAAATCCTGCCAAGTGTAAAGTGAGCTTGTTGGGGTGGGCCACATTCCCCTCTCTATTCCTTTTACAACAACTTGTAGGGATGTTGGCTTTTTTCTCGCCCCGCCCTTCATTCGTGCTTTCATTCTCATGTGTGCTTCTGGACTCTTGTTGTCGTCGCTTGCTACGGGTGTAGGCCAACAAAAACCATCTTTCTCTTTTATGCGGAGCTCCCACGTCATAAGCGGATAAAAAACCATATCTACAATCATACCCTGCTTTGGTAAATTCTTTGAGAATAACTCCCAAACCTCTTGTTCTGATTGCTGGCACATTCTCAAGGAATACGAACTTCGACTTGATTTCTTCGGCCAGGCGCATAATTTCAAAAAATAAACAGCTTCGCTTTCCTTCCAAGCCTTTTCCATTTCCAGCAACGCTAATGTCCTGGCATGGGAATCCCCCATAAATAATGTCAACTTTGGGTAAATACTTTCCTGAGAGTGTTTTAATGTCATCCCATATGGGGGCAATTGGAAGCTCATGGCTTTGCATTCTTGAGAGTAAGACCCCTTGGCAATAGGGATCATTTTCACAATAGGCGATTGGTCTAACCCAATCTTTAAGTGCGAGTGTAATTCCACCGATTCCGCTAAATATATCCAAGCCATATAGCATTATGCCCCCTTCTCTTGTTCATACTCATTATATGCCGCTATTTGCTCGCCTAAGTTAATCCAATTTTGTAATGTCTTTGAAATCTTTTATTTGTCCAGTATCACTATTCATAAATCCCCCTTTGGATGGCATAAAAATTCATTCATAAGAGTGTCAACGTAGCAAACTGATTTATCATCTATACACCGCAAAACTCTCCCACGTGGCTTTATATACTCTACTGATGAGCATTTAAGATCAATCCCCACTGGAAACTTCGCGGGCAAAACCCCAGCGGGGGAGTCGATCGAGAACAAAATAAAAATTAGAAAAAGGATTTTCATAATTCCCCATTGATAAATTTTTTAACCCTACTGTAGGCATCAAATGACCCACCCACAACTTGTTTAACAACGTGGGCACTATCGGGCAGGGTGTTCAAAAGAGTGCGAAGGCGGGTGTTTTCTACTTCCAAAAATTTTAGAACATCATTGCTAGACTTAGCCTCTACTTTCGAAGTCTTCTTAGAGGGCTTTCCTGTAAGCCTACTCACAATACCCTCTATTATCCCCGCTGGCTCGCTAGCAGTTTTACTATTGTAAAACCTTTCAAGCGCAGTTGATAAAGTAACTTTAAGTAAGTTTACTTCTTTGTCGGTAAGATCAATCAACGTTAGTTTTTGTTCTGGCATTTACTTGTTCCTTAACTTTTTCTAGTGTTGAGTTTTCCAAAACGGTTAATTGATCGCAATCCATCTCATCTTCATGTGCAAGCTTGTGCCATGTTCTAATAGTTTTGCATATCCCGTTAAGTAACAGCCCATTGTCCGAAAAATTCTTTATCTTCGTTTGGCATGATACGCAAAAATCTAGCCTCTCGTTTTCGCCTCGTTCGTGAAGTTTTCCTGTCGTAAGTATTTCAACAGTTCTTTCGCTGAATTCCAGGTCAGTAATTACTTTCCCACATGAATTGCATAAACACTGCATCATAAATATTTCCCCCTAACTAAAAATTATCGCTTCCCCTTCTTTCACGCATCCAAATATTTGCCCCGCTATTGAAACAGCTTCCATAAAATTTTTGCAGATATAAGTTCGCCCGTCTCTAGTAGAATTAAGGTTAAGCTCTCTTTCAATCTTCACAATAAACCCATTAGAAACTGATTCAATCGCTACTAGGGTCCCAGGTTTTTTGGCTAGTTCAATCATTGTTATCCTCATCACCACACACTTTTATTTCAGTTTTAAACTCTTGCGTTGATTTCTCAATAATCTCTTCTATCATGTCTTTCGTGTGCCCATTTGCCTGAAGGAAAAACTTTTTAGCTGTATCCAAATCATGATCAGAAAGGCGCATGTAGTTTTTAAATTGCTTTGCATAAGAATCAACTAGATACACATGGCGGCAAGCCTCTTCAATTTTTGCTTTAACTTTGCTAGATATCTCACTATACGCAGTAAGCTCTATATCATATTCTTTTTTAAATTTGTCATACTCTGTTTTAAGTCTGTTGTACTCATCCAATACACTCCCGTTTTTATCAATATCGCCCTCAACAAAAAATTTGGTTTTACTTACTGAAAAATCATTTGCTTCTTTATTTTTTAAATATCTATGATCACTCCCCCACCCACCTCGCCAACGATAATCAGACAATAAGAATTTATCTTGGTGCTTTTGAAGCACACTTGATATTTCTTCAATCGCTTCTTTGTCTTTCATAAGAATGGTGCATTCTCGAATTGAATAGCATTCGTCGCGGGGTTCCAAGATAGGTTTAATTGGTTCGATTGGTTTGATCGGGATTTTAACACCCTCATGCAAACATTCTAAAGATATTAAATCTTCTGTTTCTTTTTCATTAAGATTAGCTAACTCATTAATAGTGTACTCAGTGTATCTTTTCATTTGTAATCCTTTCATTAAAAGTTACTTGGGGGTTAAGAAGTATTTTAATAAGCGTACTTCATCTCGAAAAATGTAGCTGGCATTTTCTAAGACTGCCCCCATGTGAATTTTATTTTTAATTCAATCGGTTCAAACTGTCAAGCAAATTTTGTTAAACAATATTCATTTTTGATATTGACACCTTAATGGAAAAAATTGCATCCTCTTCCTTACGACTTTTATTTTCCCAAAAAATCTCAGGAGTACATATGAACCAAATTCTAGGTATTAGAGCTTTCATCCCAAAAGAAGGTGACAAAAAAGGACAAGAGCTAAAGTATCACGCATTTTTCGAAAAAGGATGGCTTGCAGATAGCGTTTTCGATATCTTACAAAACCCTATGAAATATGTTGAACGAATCCCCCCAGAAGATAGATGGAATATACACTATTGCATCGCAAACAATGGGGCAGGGGCGCGTGAGTTCTTATCACAAGATGTTATCCCATTCGATATTGATGGAATCGATACGTCAATCAGAGAAAAATATATTGCAGTTGTTATTGATGAATTGAAGATAAAAAAGTGGGAAACTGGAATTGTTTTTTCTGGGAACGGTCTACACTTTTTAGTAGGGCTTGAAAAACAAATCACCGATAAAGATTTCTTCAAAAAGAATCGTCATCATTATAAAGCAATTTTATCCCGCCTTAACTCCCGCCTTATAAAAGAAGGGCTTAAAGGATGCGCGGACCCAGCGGTATTTGACCACAGGCGCATGCTTAGGCTTCCCCTCACAGTAAACAGGAAACCAAAAAAACCTGAAGTAGTTTGCACAATACTTCAACCAAACATAGAGAAAATAAAATTCGATATCACCCTTATTTCAGGGCTTCCTATCGTGAAGGAAGAGGATGAAATTTCAAAAGGGCTCATGAAGAAGTATACAAAAGTTGATACGAATGAAATTTTAAAAAGCTGCGAATTTATCAAATGGTGCAAAGAAAACCCAGGCTCAGTTAATGAGCCACAATGGTATGCTCTTTTGTCCATAATAGGACGGTGCGAGAACGGAGATAAACTTGCCCATGAATATTCAGAGGGGCACCATAATTATTCTTTCGATGAAACAAAGCTAAAACTAGAGCAATCCCTGGAAGCATCGGGTCCCAGGACGTGCAAAAATATTTCTAATTTTTGGAACGGCTGCGGGAATTGTGCCCATTTTGAAAAGGTAACATCTCCGATTTTAATCGTAGGGCCTGACCATATTAAAACCGAGTTCACGGGGTTTCATACTCTTGCATATAAAGCGAATGGAGATGCAAAGCTAATTCCAAATTACTCAGATTTACGACGTGCTTTCGAGCGGGATTACAAATATAAAAACATGGGCGGCTCTCGGATGACGTATATTTGGACGGGGACGCACTATAAAATGATTTCGAACGCCGAGATTGAACACTACGCACAAACAAAGTTTGACCCCTATGCAAATAACAACATGGTTTCAGAGTTTAAAAATCTTGTCTTAAGGACAGAGATAAAAGATCCCGAATGGTTCAAAGGCGATCCAAGAAAACTGAATATGAAAAATGGAATCCTTGATATCGACAAGCTTACCTTGGACCCCCATGATTCCGAAACAGGGTTTCGCCATACCTTCCCATACAACTATGACCCAGGGGCAGTCTCTCCCGTTTTTGATAAGATGCTTAAAAAACTTGCAGACAATGACCCCGCCCTTGAAAATCTTTTAGAAGAGGTTTTAGGCTATGCCCTTTCAAATGATAATTGTTGGGTTCAAAAAGCCCCTGTCTTAATAGGCGCGGGGGCTAATGGTAAGTCAACTTTCCTAAATGTGTTGAAATCATTGGTGCATTCAGACAATTACTCGGCCCTCACAATCAACTGTCTTAAAAATGAATACAGTAGGCAGATGCTTGATGGAAAACTTTTTAACATAGCAGAGGAAACCCCGACCCACGCATTGATCGAAAATTCGCTGTTTAAGATGCTAATCACTGGGGGGGATATTCATGCTAGGGCCCCATATAAAGAGCCTTACATCTTTCGAAACAGGGCAAAATTCCTGTTTTCTTGCAATGAGCTTCCAAAAGCCCTGGATACAACGCATGGGTTTTTTAGAAGACTTACTCTTATTCATTTCAGTGTGACTTTTTCTAAGGCAGACCCCGACTATGATCCATATATCGAAGACAAACTTTTAAATGAGAGAGCTGGGATTTTCAACAGAGCGATGAGGGGGTACAAGCGGCTGGTATCCCAGCGGGGGTTTACCGAAGCGAAACAATGCGAAGAAAACTTATCAAATTACATTTTGGAGAATGATACAGTAAAATCATTTATTTGTGACTATCTACATATTATTCCAACAGAGAAAATGAATGGGGAATATATCCCAATGGGGGATTTATACGATTCGTATAAGTCAAATACAACTGATGGGGGAGAGAAGGCGATTACTAAATCAAAGTTTTTCAAAAAGATATCGGGCCTTGTTCCTGGGTACCAGGAAAGAATCTTTGCAAAGAAGTTTAAAGGGCTTACAGATAACGACGAACCAAAAATAAAGAAGTGTCTTCGAGGGGTAAAGTACGGGGAAGGCATTAATTTAAATGAGGATTCTTCGCTAAACAAGCAAATAAAAATAATAAACTAGCCCCCCTGGGGATAGAGGTTAACCCATTTATTTTGTTTTCGTCCAGTTACCTTCCAGTTACCTTTTGGGTTAACGCCTATTTATTAATCATTTCGGGGGTTTATAATACCAGGTTAACTGGTTAACTGAGCGTATATAGAAAAGTAATTCTATACTATTTTTAAAGCCCCCCCCACACATTCTATTTTTTACAAAGCCTCTATAGAGAGAAACCAGTTTTTCAGTAAACCAGTTAACCAAACCAGGATTTATCAGTTTTATCAAAAGCTTGTGCGGTTAACCGAAATTTTCGTAAGTTAACCGAGAAATCAATGGGTTAACTGGTTATTCCAATCTCAATAAGGGCACACCATTGGTGCTTATCCTTGGTGGTATACCAATGGTGTCTACCTAATAGGTGTGATCATTGTATTCGTATGTGCTCTATCTATTGTATCGGTATAATGGGTATATACCAATTGGTATCGCGGATTGATGCACAATATTTAAGCAAACTGTGATTTATCCAAGCGGCCAACTAATTGGAATAAATGTTGCATACTAAAACTAATTAACAGCGATACATCAGCGATAAACAAAACCTGTTGACTCTAAAAGTTGCATGGGTTAGATTGATTTTGTTTAACAATATGGGGTAAGATTAAATATGAAAGAAGTAAAAGAAATGCCTGGGATAGTTAAAGCAGCCTTTAGAGAATGGGGTTCTAGAAACACCCAATACTCTAAACTTTTTAAAAGCTTACCAAAGGAAGTTTTGGAGATAGCTGCGGATTGCTTTGACGAAGTTCGTATTTACATCCCTGGTAGTTTCGAGGTTTGGTGGGCTTCCCAGCATAATCGGTACATAAGAAAAGTAAAGCAGAAAGATATCACAGTGTTGCATGAGCTTATATATAATTTTTTGTGCGATCTTGTTAATGATAGGTTAATGAAAAATGATACCAGAGAAGTTAAGAGAAATGTTGTTAAATCAAAAAAGCCTGAAGTTAAAGCGACGACCCACGCTTGATCCCGATTGGGGTCCTAGCGTTATAATTGGTTTTCGTGGGACTAAAGGTTTAAAGGATGCTTTGCATAAAAAGGCTTTAAAATACGGCCTTACTTATTCAAAGTTTATTAGAGCTATAGTAATTGAGGCATTAGAAAAATAATGTTAAATTCTATTTTAATGTTTTTATATTCTATATTAAGTTTATATGGTGTTGGGTATGTTGTATTCGTTTTAAACAGAAGCTGGGCTTGGTATATATTATATATAGTATTACAATTGATATTTAGCATTTTATTAAATTCGATAGTAAAAAGTAACAATAATAAGCATGAGATGTAATTAGTAATAATGGTGTTTAAAAAAGGTGAAATATCAAATCCTCATGGTCGTAAGATATCGACCCCTGAAATCCTTGAAGCAAGGAAATATACTAAACTTCACGTTGAAGAGGTATTTAGAAAAATTATTGCAATGACTTTAATGGAAGTAAGAAGGATGGGCAAGGATAGCTATTCTCCTATGCTTAACAGACTTCTTTGCAAAATAGTTTTGAAAGGATATGACGAGGCAGATGTTCGGTGTGCTGACTTCATGCTTGATAGGATTATGGGCAAGGTAAAAGAGGCTTCCCCGATTATGATTGAGATGCCTATGACTCAGATTGTAGAGAAGAGCCCCGAACAGATAGCCGCAGAGAAAGACAGCCAAGCGGTAATATATGAAGTGATGATGAGCGAAGCTGGAAAGTTTAGATATCCTCGCCCTAGGCTTATATCAACGGATTCAGAAGACAAAGACAAAAAGCACTAGGGGGTAATTTTCATTGCCCCGAACAATTTTAAAATTACCTGATCCCCACGAACACCAAGCTATGTTTGTCCATTGGGATCATTACATTGCCCCAGAGGCCCAAGTTTTGATTGCCCCATCCGGTGTAAAATTTGGTAAAAGTTATGGCTGCGCTCTTTGGCTGGCTAGACATGCGTGGGAAAATCCAGGGTATTATTGTATATGGATTGCGCCCACATATTTGAAATGCAGGATTGGCTACCGCTACATGAAATGTATGCTAGACATACCAGGCGAGGCCGAATGTGTTGATGGAAAACTTGAAATAAGGTTAAAGAATGGGTCATTTATAAAGTTTCTTCATGGACGTGATGCAGAGGTAACTGTTGAGGGAGAGGCGGTTGATAGATTCATAATCGATGAGGCAGGAAAGCAAAAGAGGCAGTTGTGGCATTCTCTTTTTACCACCGTCACGCAGACAATGGGGAAGGGAATTGTGACAGGAACACCAAGGGGCTTTGGGTGGTATTACGATGAATTTAGAAAAGCAAAACTTGGCGATCCATTCTATACATGGGCAAATTTTAGGACTTCAGATTCTCCTTTTGTTAAAGAGAAGGCATTAGCCCAGGCAAAAAGATTACTCCCAAAATATTTGTACGATCAATATTACGAAGCCCTCTTTGTTTCCGTGTCAACTGTGTTCGGGGATCTTACCAAGATGTTTACCATGAGCTACACAATCCCCGATCGCACAAAGTTTTGGATTCATCCCGATCCCGAAGCAAGAGCCCTCGACACATTCACAGGCTGGGACATAGCGAAGCGGCGCGATTATTCGGTATTCTATACGGTCAATGCAGTGGGCGAGCTTGTAGGTTATGCGAGGTTCAGACAAGTACCCTACGAGATGCAAGTGGATAGGCTTAAGTATTATTTGCATAATTATTTTAGGGGCGAAAGATTTCTTAGGTATGACAGTACAGGTGTTGGGGATGCAGTAGGTGAGATGCTAGTGGACAAGGATATTGATGCAAGTATTACGGCACTTACTTTCACTAATAAATCAAAACAAGAGATGATTAACCGAACCATTATGGCAATCGAAAAGGGTTGGCACAAGGCCCCCCATATCGAACAGGTTCAACATGAATTTGGAAGCTATGAAGTGAACGTAACAAAGTCAGGGCTATTTTCTTATTCGGCCCCCGATGGGGAAAATGATGATTGCGTGAGCGCGGGGATCATGGCAATATCGGACGCATATCATAATATGAAAGTTGATACCACAGAGGGTGACTTGGACAAGCTCGCAGATGAATTAGACGACGACATTGAAGAGAATGATTTAATTGAAGAAACTGCGGCGGTTTTTGCGGGCGATGATGGGTTCTTTGATGACGACTCGGACGAGTACAGTAAGGAAATTGATGACTTTGCTTTTCCCTCGTGAGATACTTTTTTAAGAAAATAATTTAAGGGGTAAACAATGGGGCTATTTGACGTATTCAAGAAACAAGTTTCTGTACCTTTGCACCCCCTTGATGATGAATTGGCTAGTCTATCCCGCATGAACGGGCTATCAACTACGATAAACGCGGCAATAGAGCAATCCGTTAAGGCCGTTGATTACTTCGGGTATTACGACAAAACAAACGACCAAGGTAATTATTTCGGAGTAGAGTTTGATATCCAAGCCAGCGCAACAAGAATCAAAACAGCTTTTGCAAAAGAGCCTTGGATGTGGACAACGGCCCAGCTTATTGCGAGAACGCTTTCGAGTATTCCTTTTGTTGTTAAGAGCAAAGCCACAAATGAATTAGTACCAAATCATCCCCTCAATGCCCAGCTTAAAGCAGCGAACATTATTCAAGACAACATGTCTATGAATTGGTGTGGATACCTTGATCTTGTTTTAGGTGGGAACTACCTTTTAGTGTTCGATGAAAAATATAAGAACGCGATGCACGTACCGATTGAATCAATACAGATTAACCCCCCTACCGATGGGCTTGAGGTTAAAACTGTTACGATTATGAATCCTATGACCATGCGCCGAAGTGAAGTGTCTTATGAGCAATTTGTACATTTTAAATTCCCAAATCCATTCAACCCATATTTCGGAATCTCTCTTTATATTGCAGCGGCTAGGCCGATTCTTTTGGATCGTTTCAAAAACGAATATGAAATGGGGTTCTATCTTCGAGGGGCAACAAACTACGGAGTTGTTGAGACAACCGAAGACTTAGGAAAGACAAGGCTTGAAAGGCTCATGAGAACATGGGAGCAAGCATATTCCGGTAAGCGTAATTGGTGGCGAACGGCCTTTTTACCCAAGGGGGCAAAGTGGGTAAACACGGGCCTCACCATGAACGAAATGCAACATTTAGAGGGCCTAAAAGAGAACAGGCTAACCATGTTGGCAGCCCTGGGGATTCCCCCGTCTAAGGTGGGGATTGTTCAGGATGTAAATAGGGCGACTTCAGAAGAGCAAAATCTAACTTTCTGGGAAAATACTATTGTCCCTTTCTCCAAGTTTATTGCTGCGGGATGGAACAACAGCTATCTAGTGCGAAAGATATACGGCGGCAAGGTAATTGTAGAGCCTGATTTTGGAGAGATTGAAGCCCTTCAAGGAAGTCTCATAAAGAAAGGCGAGAAAGCTAAAGCAGTTGAAACCGCGTGGACAATTGACGAGATAAGAGAAAAGATTTACGCAATGCCCCCAATCGGAGATGAAAGAGGAAGCAAGCTTATTGCAGAGATTAGGGCAACCCCTACACAGACAATAAGTGATATGCTTTCACTTCCCCCGCCAAAACAAAACGACAATCAAAGCGTGTCAAATGTTGAGACCCCAGAGGAAAAATTCAAGAAAGAAGTTCTTTCACTCAAAGCTCAAACTGTTGAAAGTCAAGAAAGAATTGAAACCAAGTTTACAGAAAATTATTTGATCGGGTATGATAAATATATCGAGCAAATTATCCTGATCACCGAACATGCCCTGAAAAATAATCGAGATGTAAGAACTTCCCTAGTAGCAGCCGAAAAGCCTCTGCTTGAAACATATATAAAGAGTGTTGGGGTAGAGCTTGTTAAGGCGATGGATCGAGGATTTAGTTTTGCGAACTCGCAAGCAAAAGGGATTCCCGAAAAAATGCTTGTGGTGCTTAAGGCTAAACCGATCACGGATGTTGACCAACAAGCAATAGATGTTTTGAAGGAAGAAACTACCGAGGGTCGAAGAGCGACGCTTGTAAGACGTGCGATTGAGAACTTTGTTGGCTTCAACCAAACGAGAACGAATGAGATACTTAATATTGTAACAAGTGGCCTTGAGAGAGGCAGGACACTTGATAAGATCGCGGCGGCTATAAGACAAGACTACAAAGAAAACTATAGTGGTCAGTCTTCCACAATAGCGCGTACCGAGATACTTAGCGCGATTAGCCAAGGGATCAAGTGGAACAATGACATTTTGGGGGAAGTTTTTAGCGACGTGCAAAAGCAGTGGTTCCATGTGGGCGATGTTGGGAGTAACCCCGATGCAAGAGAGCAACATGCACAATTTGAGAAGCTTGGGCCAATGCCATCGAATTATATGTACGGCGGTGTTTTATCTTACCCAAGAGACCCGAACGGCGGGGCTGATCAAATAATAAATTGCAGATGTTCCCTAACCTCTGTAATTCCAGCTCATGCAACAAGTAACGCAGAGGTAATTTTAAATAGGCACTAGGAGCAATAAGCATGTTCAAATTTAAACTTGATAGAAAAGTTTTTGATGGATCACCGAAGAAATGGAAAAAGGAAGGGGCGAGCTATAAACTGCTTAACCCCGATCTTGAAAAAGATAAATGTTACTTCGAAGCATCTATTAAGGAAATTACTGCCCCGCAATTCGATATCGAAAAAGATGTTCTTTCCATCGCTGGGATCGCGAACGCGAATATCGTGGATAGAGTTGACGAAAGGCTTGACCCAAGGGGAATTGAGCTTGCAAACTTTGTTAAAAACCCGCAGATATTGGCGCATCATGACTATAGGAATCCGGTTGGACAGGTCGAAGAGCTTGAGATTGAAGAGGGCGGTATTAGTTTCGCGGGATGGATCGGCGACCCTAAGAAAGCCCCGTTGACTGATAAGCAAAAAGAGATTAGAAGTTTAGTAAAACAAGGTATTCTTAAAACGGTGTCTGTTGGGTTTATTCCTAAGAAGGTTAAAGCCCCTTTATTCAATGATGATGGGTCCGTGAAAGAAGGGCCAGTAATCGAGCAATGGGAACTTTTAGAGATATCGGTTGTTGCTGTACCCTGCAATCAAGATAGTGTGTTTTCAATAAGAGGCTTGGAAAATTCTAAGGAAGGTGATAACTTTAATAGTAACACAAACGAGGACCCCATGAAAATTAAAAATTCGTTAAACAATACTACTGATTCATCAACTAAAAAAGATGATGCAGTGGTGAGTAAAGAAGATAAGCCAAGGGAAGATAACACCGAGGACACTTTTAAAGGCGACGTGATTACTCTTCTTAGGGGCCTCGATGCAGGGCTTAAGAGAAGCTTAGAGCTTACTGAAAAGCTTGTTGCAAAGTCAGAAGAAAAAGTTACAGATGAGGAAGAAGAGGAAGAAACGACGGTCCCTTCCGATGAAGAGGGATGCAAGCCGCCAAAAGATGACGAAGACAAAAAGAAACTTGTGACAGAGATTGAAGAGCTTAAAAAAGTAAATGAGAAGTTATCTAAACAAGTCGAAGAGCTAACGTGCGCCGTGGCTTTACTTGTTAAAGATATGAAGTAAATTTAATCGAAAACTTTATTCAATGGAGAGAGTACCATGACACCTGATGACAACACAGACGTTAGCTCGACAACAAAAATTCTTGATGGAATCAACAAGATACTTACCGATAAGGCAGCCCCAGCAGTTGTGGGAAAACCTGTTTTCGAAAAAGACCTTGATATCATCCCAGGCAAAAGCCTTCATTCAGTTATTGGCAAAAACATGCCTGATAACTACAAGGGCCATGATGCGACGATCAACTTCGGTTCGAAGTCTGATACCGCGTATATGGGCGACGAAGTTCGCATGAGACTTTTCAACCTCAAGAAAGACTTCTCGAATGCTTGCATTCAAGCCGAAGTCATGAACAAGGGCCAAGCGATTACCCCCGCTATGGTCATGGAAACACCGATTTTCAAGAATCAATTAGGGGCAGTTCTTAAGGCGTATAGCGTCACAGATTTCGCAAATTTCGTGCCAACGGCCCAAGCAAGGTTTTATTTTGAAGAGTACGAGATACCGTACCTTCTCGCCAATAAATTCGACCAACAGCCAATGGATTCCGCGACTATGGATATCCCTGGGGACACCGGATTCTTAGAAGGAAAAGAAGAAACCGACGTTGCTACTTTCACTGAGCAAAGTACAACCCAAGCAAACTATACGGTGTATTCACGAAACAACATCGTGCATACAAAGATCACTGAAGACCTCTTGAGTGACTCTGCCCCAAAAATCATCGACAAAATCCGTAAGGGTGTTGTGCAAGGTATCGCAAGAGCCTATGAGCGTTGCCTTATCAACGGTGACACCACAGGAACACCACGCGGCGCATCTCACTTTGACAGTGACATTGCGGCCCTTGCGCTCAATGCAACGTTCTCCAAAGCTTTCAAAGGCATTCGTCGTAAGGCTTATGACGCCGATGCTCTCGTGGGAGCGGGTACGCGTATGTACAACCACAACGGCGACACAGCTTCTAAAACATTGTTCGAAAACATTCTTAAACTCATGGGCAAGTTTGCCACTGAGAAGAATGATCTTCTTTGGATCATGTCAACAACAATCGAAACCCAAGTTATTGCGGGCGCAATTCCTGAATTGTTCACAGCTTATGCTTTCGGCGGCCTAGCTTCGAACGTAACAGGCAAAATGCCTCCGATATTTGGTATCGAGCCTTTGGCATCTCCATTCATGCGTGAAGACTTGAACGCTTCGGGCGTTTATGTTTCCGGCGGCGTTTTAACCGCAGTGGCGTTGATTAAGAAATCACGCTTCATGAACTTCATTCGCCAAGGCATCAAAGTTTGGGCAGCTCCAAGCCTTCCAAGCTCTGACACGATGTTAATGTCAGCCAAGATGAGACACGCTTGGGATGGAAACCCACAGACAGCCGAAGAAGCAAGCGTCGTATTGGGGTACAACATTTCTAAGTAAGAATTGTTTTGATAACTAATTAAATGCCCCCTACCCTACCTATGAAGGGTAGGGGGCATTAAATTTAAGGGGTATTAGAATGAAGTGCGTAGTTTTTGTAAGTGAAAAAATGAGTGCAATTCCTATCGTAGAATGCGGCGGGATCATGCTACAAGCAAATCAAAAGCTTATTGTTAAAGAAACCCTGGCACCTACGCTTCTAAGAAACTATCCCAACAGGCTGGCTCGAGGCGGCCATTGTGATATGGATAATCTAAGGGGTGGGAGCTATCAAGTTGTTGGGAACATTGTTGAAGTGACAAAGCTCGAAGAAAAAAAGGAAGTAGTTGAGACCCCGTTAGCGGTAGTTTCATCTAATCGCGCAATGGAAGGTGTTGGACGAAAAAGAATTCATAGGAAGTAAAATAAAATGCCTTTAACCACATTAGCCGATAACAAAGCATATCTTGGCATCGACTCTGGGGATACCACGCAGGATGCTTTGATAGAAATCTTTCGAAAGTCTGTCGAACAGTCAGTCATAAACTACTGCGAAGTGGATTTTCAATCTCATGTGGCTACAAACGAAAGACTTGACGGGCTTGACGCCGATGTTATCGTACCTAAGTTTTTCCCAATCATAAGTGTACAGGCGATAAAGTTCGGGGCCTCGGATGCTTCCCCGCTCGACTCAGAAAATTACTACTTCGACACAACGGGAATCATTTTAACCACAATGAACACCCCATTTTATCGAGGTATAGTATATTTAGATTATACCTACGGGTACGCTTCTGTACCTGATGACGTGAAGCTATGCGTTTACCAATCGGTAAAAGCTGAGTACCAAAGAAAATCAAGGAACGCAGAGGATATTTCCTCACGCTCTAAAGAGGGTGAATCAGAAAGCTACTCATCAGCCTGGGACCCTAAAACAGGGCTACCGAAGGCCGTTATCTCAAAGCTTCAAGCGTACCGAGTATATGAATGCCCACAAATAGGCATGGCACAAAGGAACAAATGATATACGACTTCGGGCAAATTGTTGAGTTTATTAAAAACGCCAAAACTATGTTTGACAGGGCAAAGGCTAAAGCTCTTGTGCGAACTGTTTTGGAAGGCGAACGCATGGCAAAGAGAAACGCCATAGAAAACTTCACGGGACGAAACAACCGAAGACTTTCGGGCGGGCTTCTCAATGCAATTTACTCAAGTGTCGTTGTGGAAAACGGCGACCCCGCTGGGTTCGTGGGGGTTCGGAATATCCCCTATGCGCGTATACACGAGTATGGTAGCGCGGGGCTTCCAGGTGGGGTGATAAGACCAAAGAAAGCTAAAAAGCTTTGGATACCTAACCACCCAATCGCAGGGAGAATGACCCCAAGAGAATTTGTGAATCTTATGAAGGGCGACCCAAGACGGTATGATATTTTTGGGCACGCTACACAGATCGCGGCTAGGTGGACAGGGGGCTATAATATAGTGGACGGAGAAGAAAGAAAGGTTTGGTCACCAATCTTTTGGCTTGTAAACAGATCGAAGATTCCTGCAAGACCGTATCTTACCCCCGCAGTGGAAAAGGCAGTTGATGGGTACGCGCTTACCTTTGCCCAAGTTCTCGCAAGCGAGGGCAAGTAATGTCAGTAAAAGTGCAAATCCTTCAAGCCCTGGCTACTCGCTTAGAGTCAATAACGACTGCAAATGCCTATACTACAGGGGTAAAAAAGGTTTATTACGATAAAATACCAATGGGTATGGAGCTTAACGACTTTCAATTGCCCGCTATTTTTATCTTAGAAACTGTTGATAACCTTGAAACCGAGCATCCTGTTTTAAAGGGGGCTTGGGAAATAAGCTTGCAGCTTTGGCATAAAGGTAACTTAGCAGATAGCATTATGAATCAATTTGTTAGGGATGTGTTCAAGGCAATTTATGCTAATAGCCCTACAGCCGAGATCAATGACGCTTTTAGGATTCACCCTAAAGTGGTAGAATTAAAACCAGTAAGTATCGTGCCTGATTTGAATATGATTGAAGCTAACCGCATTTATGAGGTAAACTTTTCGATAAGGTATCGAACAAAACTTTTTGACTTGTAAGGAGAATGAGAGATGAGAAAGATTTTAGCGATTTTGGTGAGTTTTCTTTTTGTTTGTTCAGCGGCGTTTTCTCAAGACATGTTTACATCCGTGAACAAAACGGCCTACGTGTCAACATATCACACTGATGTTGGAACAACGACAGCCGCAGCTATCCCAACAGCAAGCGTTTATTCGAATATTACAGGTTTCAAAATCTGTAACGACCCCGTAAACACGTCAACATATCTTCAAATAGGACAGGCCGCCGATGTTACAACCGACGGTATCAGACTTGATAAAGGAAAGTGCTTAGAGTGTGCTAACTGCAAGTCAGGCATTCTAAAGACTTTGAAAGTGGAAGGCCAAGCGGCGACAAACGGATACTCAGTGATTCAGTACAGACCATAATTTTCGAAAAGAAAGGATTACGACCATGTTAAAGTATATTCTCTTAGCTCTCCTATTTGTTTCTACCAATTCCTTTGCCCAAACTTCCAGGGCTGGCACAGTCTCTTTCGTAAGAGGCACAGCCGGAATCGAAGTAAAAGAAGTTAGTTCGGTCCAAACAATCGCCGATGTTGCGGGCGCATTGGGCGGTAAGTCATTCGTGATTTACTCGGCTCTTAACGCTGTAAAGTATGGCATTTGGATTGACGTTGACAATGGAAGCACAGCCCCAACAATTACAGGCGCAACGCTTGTGGAAGTTGACATTGCAACAGGTGACACAGCCGTAACAGTTGCAACAAATATTAAAACTTCCTTGGACGCGGTGACAGGGACCCCTTTTGTCACGACTCGTTTAACCGATACCTTAACTATTACCAATTCTGGCTACGGTGTCACGACGGATATTGCTGATGTTGACTCAGGTTTTACAATCAGCAAAACTACCGACGGAGTAAGTGCAGCCGATGCGATTCTTGATGCAAATATTATTGCAAATCATCGCGGGTTTACCATTTGTAATGATGCAGTGAATACCTCTAACTATTTACAGATAGGTTTTGGAACTGTTATCACGACAACAGGCACAAGGCTTGGTAAGGGTGAATGTTTTGTTTGTGGGGAATGCAAGCGCGGCATTTTAGACACACTTAGAGTATCCTCTGAAGCGGCAGCGAATGGGTATGGTATAATTCAATACAGAAACTAATTATCATTTTTAAAAATAGGGAGAGAGCCAAATGAAATATCGTTCAAAAGTAGACTACTCACAAATTTACAACGGTGACAAACAAGGGTACAACCTGGGACTTGACGGGGCGATATTTCTTAGGAAAGAAGCGACTCCCAGAACTTTCCAAGCCCCAAGAATCGGAACACAAGGAAGCTCGACTAGCGATGCGACGCCTTCCACAGACATAAGCGCAAGCTCTAATGTGAATGGAAAAGTATCAGTTGACGGCGGCGCGGTTGTAAATTTTGCGACTACGAACGCGGGCAAAACTTCGGGCGTTTTGATTGCAGCCGAGCTTGAACTAAAGATTAACGCAGCCCTTTTAGCTGCGGGCCAAGATGGAAGAGTATGGGTTGAGTTTTCGGGCGGCCTCTATGTTATTCATTCGCAGTTTACAGGCACAACCTCTGCGGTTGTTATAACAGCGGGATCGACTCTTGACGTTACAGCCGAGCTAAAACTTGGTGTAGCCAATGCGGGCATCGAAGCCGTGGGAACAAACGACCAAGACTTTTTACTCTACACAACAGGCGGCCCAACTTTCAATCAACCAATCGAATCGAACATGCACAGAAGCTCACGCTTCCATTCTGGTATCGTGAAGAGCAAAAAAGTGGCAGAGTTTGATATCCAAACCTATGTCAACATGAGCGGCCTCGCTGGGGATTCAATCGACACTGCGGTAAGGCTTCTTTGGGAACAACTTTTAGGAACTGAGACAACTTTGGCAAGTACTTACATCAAGTACACCCAAGGGCTCCCAGCTTTCTACTTCTCAACGGTTCGTGTATCAACAATTTTCGGCGAATATTACACAGGCAGTTATGTCCGTGAGTGTTCCCTAGAATTCCCAGGTGACGGGCCAGCTACGGCGGGTTGGACAGGAAAAGCAGAGAAGAGAGTTATCGCGGGCCTCGCAAAAGTAAACGGCGCGGTGTCAGGTGTTGCGGCGGTTGTTGTTGAGAACGGCCAGACAGATCGCTATGACGAAGGGGCCCCCGTTATGGTTGTGGATACCGACGGTAGAACCATTTTACACGGGGCCGATGGAACGTTAACAGTAAGCTCCATTACCGAGTTAACACATACGTTAACCCTGAGCGGCGCGGTCACTGTTGGTGATAATGGATTCATCGCACCTTGGCACCCTGGGGCAGTACAACAAACGGCAAGAGACAATATCTATACCGATCTTGTTGGATCGTTCAAGCTTCGTGCAAGCGGCTCAGAAATCGACGTTTCGAGCGTAACGATATCGTTCAATAACGACCATGTGGATCTTGACAGCTACTTTGGACGCGATGCTAACGCGGGCTTTGTGGCAGGAAACAGGCTCACAATGTCAATGAGTGTCACTTTTGACCTTTCAAATGAGAACTTCTCAGAAGTGGTTCAGACTTCCAAGTTCGAAGGCTTCGACCCTGAGCTTATCTTAGGCAACGCATCCTCTGGACGTTATCTTAAGATCACAGCCCCGAAGTGGATTCCTTCGGTCCCTTCAATTGATGTTCCTGAGAATGGTACAACCCCTGTAACGCTTGAGGGTAATTTCTATGAATCATCCCCTGGCGCAAAGGACCCTGTTTCGGTAGAATTCAGATAATACCCCTTTTTTAAAGGGAAAACCTTTTTAAACCGCTTTAAGGCACTAGCCTAAAGCGGTTTTTTAATGATAAAAATAGGTAACACAATTTTTCACAAGGGGGTATTACATGGCTATTAGAGCAATTCCAAAGAAGTCAATTAACGCAGTTGAGATTATCGTGGAAGCTGATGACGCATTAGACCTTGAAAACAGCGATTATGAAGAGTATCGAAAGACGGGAGACATTACCCATCTAAAGTTTATTCCCGACGCACAGCCTACCGTTTTTCTTTGTAACTTCACACTAAAGGGAAGGGAAGCCGAGTATATTAAAAACTCGATGATTGGCGGCAAGGATGAGGACGGAACTCCCAAAGTAGCCCTGGGGTCATGGCAACATAGGGTCGTTAAGTATTGTCTTAAAGACATTAGGCAACCCGAAACTCTTACGGTTGAAGATAGAATTAAATTCAAAAAAGATAAAGACGGGTATGTTCACGAGGACACGATTGCAGACCTCGAACAACTTGGTATAACCAGTGAGATATTTGCTGTTTATTCAATTTTGGTTTTGGGTTCTCACAAGACCGCAGCAAAAAACTGATAGAGGCTCTTGTTGATCTTCACTTTGCCGAGGCTAAAACGCGGGATATCTATAACTGCGAACTTTGTCGCAAGAATCCCGCGAATGCAAAACTAAGAAGATGCGAAGAGCCTGGGTTTGACAATCTTAAAAAGCCTAGAAAAGTTGACGACTTTGGACTTGATTTTCTTTTCTGCCCAGGAAAGGCCACATGGTTTGAAGACATGGCAATTCTTTTTAATCAATGCAGGGTTGCGTGTGATACTGGTATAATGCCTAAAGAGGGATCATTTGAAAATCAAGAGGATATATTTTGTGAAGTTTTTCCGCATTTCGTAGCAAGATGGAAAGATAGATTTTACGCTAAGATATGGCTTGATGTTCGAACATACACAGAAGCGGTTTTAAAATCCATATTCCCGAAAAAGGGGGCCAAATAATGGCGGTTAAAGCGAGCGAGTTTAGAATTAAAATAAGTGTTGAGGACGCGACGGGAAAAGGATTTAAGGAAGCGGAAAAAAATGCTGAAGATTATGCAAAGAATATGGCCCGCTATGCGAAAACAACCCTTGACATAAAGGGGGTAAAGCTACAACAGGAATTTTTGAAAAATATACCAAAGGTAGATATATCAGGCATAACAGAACTAAATAACTCCATAAAAGAACTTACTCAGCAAATCGCCAATCTAAAAACGACAACACAATCTTTCGGTGAAGTTAATAAAGAGGTGTATGTACAGGCAAGCGAGGAAATACAAGAGCCAATAGAAAGTACAAAAATTTTGAAGGCAGCCCTCGAAGGTATTGCTGCGTTAGGTTTAGCGGCCTTTTTTGGAAAGTTGATGAATAACGTAGGAAAGACAGGGGAAGAGATAACAAAAACAACGGGGGCTTTAGGAAAGTTTAGGGGAATAGTTGGGAATATTGGCACAGCGTTAAAAGCCGTACCATTTGCAGCCACAATTGAGGCAGTTACAGTTTTGGGGCCTCTTTTGTGGGGCCTTGGTTACGTGATGGAGGATTCTGAAAGTAAGACAGTCAGCTTTATCGGTAAGTTAATTAAGTTTGCTGGGATACTTACAATTTCAGTATCGGGGGCAATAACGGCAGCCCTTGTCTATATTGGGGACTTTATCGCAAGCATTGGGGAAGGTATGACAAAATCTATAACCGATGCTCAAGGTAAATTTCAAGAGTTTGAAAAAACTATGAGTAGTTTTTCGTTTACTCTTAAAGGTTTCATCTCTTCACTTGGTGAGGAATCTGTTGGAACAATGCGGCTTTGGACAGAAGAACTACAGAATTTATATGAAACAACTGTTTTTACAAGAGCGGAAATTGCTAGCTCAATAAAATTCTTAGTGTCTGAATCTAAGAATACGGGCGCGACTATAGAAGAAAATATGAGCCTATTAAAAAGCTCGATGGATATTGCAGCCGCTACCGATTCACAATTAATTGAAGTTGTTAAGAATTTAGTTTCGGGAATTAAAGGCTCAGCGAATGTTTTAGATGGGTACAACATTGACCTTGTAAAAAATAATGAGGCAGTTAAAGAATTTGTTAAACTTTCGGGGCTTACTGTTGAGCAAATAGATGATGAAACTATGACTAGACTTCGATTAAATGAAGTTTTGAAAAAGTCAGAAGTATTTAACGATGCGGCAATAGAACAGACAAAAACTATAGCTGGGCTTACTACAACACTCAACAAGACATTTGATGAGATGGATAGAAAAATAGGGGAGGCGGGAGTATTTACAAGGGAATATATAAAGATACAACTTCGCTTAGCAAAATTCTTGGCTGAGATGCCTGGGCCAATTATCAGTATAGTTGCGGGAATGAAGGATTTTCTTGGTGTAACTCTCATACTTATTGGTACATTAGTAAAATACACATTTATTATTGTCGGTGTTGTTCTGGCTATGAAGGCTTTGAATATAATAACAACAGCCTACCTTGGAATTTCCATAAGTCTTAACTCGGCCCTTGAAATATTTGCCACACGTATTTTACCACTAACATTAGTTATATACGCAGTTTATGAGGCGGTGGCGCAGTTAGCAAAAGAAAGCGAAGCTTTTGCGGGAGTATTAAATAGATTTCCAGGGGGTATGGACGAGGTACAAAGTGAAGTTGAGGAAACAATAAGCGCGTTTGATAGACTAACTGGGGCAGCGGGAAGACTTTGGGAAGTGTTTATTGATTTAACAAAGTACGTAGTCCTGGGACTTGTTCAAGCTATTCTTTCCTTGCAAGTAGCATATATTAAATTAAGAGAAATTTTTTCAACAGGTGATGAAGAGCTAGCATGGTCACTTATGCTTAATGACGTAACGGCGGAAATGGCCGCCCTTGGAGAAATGACGGGCGAAGTTGAAAAAAGATTAAATCCATTTTCGGATGGGGTAGCTTACGCGGGGGAAATGCTAGAAGATTTTTCCGACGCAAGCGAAGAGGCTAGGGCCGCATATTTAAGATTTTGGGAAGATGTTCGAAGTGGGGCCCAGGACTTAAACAAAGATTTTGACAGAAATAAAGAACGCATTAAAGCCCTTGGTACAGAGTACGAAAAAGCCTTTTTAAAATATTCAGAGATGCGAAACGAAGTAGAAAGAATTGAAACAGGGGTATATAAACTTTCTGTTAAAGATACCGCCGAAAAACTGGCAAAAGCCCAAAAAGAATTGACAATTCAATCCATTGATATGGAGAGAATAAAACTTGGAAGATTTAAGGAAATATCTGACGAGCTACAAACATTAAGAATCGAAGAGCTAAAAAATGCGGGGGAATCAATTGAAGCTATTCAAGGGGAATTTAAAAAACGTACCTCGATGTTTGAGGCCCATGTGCGTGGATTATCTTTGTTAGGTAATCTAACTAAGAGCCAAAAGAAATTAATTGAGGAATACCGAAACGAGTTACAAAAAGCTGAAAAAGCAGCAATTCAAGCGGAAACCCTTAAAAAGCTTAAAGAATCGTTAGGCGATTTCAACGAGGAATTAAAACGCTACAAAGAAAAAACAAGAGACATTAATCTTGAACTACAAAAGCAAAATGTAACAGAACGAACGTTTATTGATTTAGAAAAAGAAAAAGCAAAAGAGGGGGCAGTTGTTTTAAGAGAGCAACTGTTAGGGCTTGGAAGATTAGACGACGCGACAAAGGAAATACTGGACAACTATATAGCAGCAATTGACGCACAAGCAGATCTAAAAAAAGGAGCCCTGGGATTTGGATCAATTTCTCTTGGTGAAATATTTGGGGAAATACCATCTGGGGAAGAGTTAACTATAGGTGTTACTGAAGGGATGCAAGCTATTTCGGACATGTATGATAAAAGTGGGAGTGTTATCGATGCTGTTTCAAGTATCTCTATTTCTCAAATGGGGGAATCTTTGTTTTCTTTGGCCGGTGATTTTGCAAAAATGTTGTGGGCTAAAGCGGTAGAATGGATATCAAAAATATCACTAAATGATTTATGGACAGTCGTTTTAACTTTCTTCGAAACGGCTGCGATGTTTTTTGATCCAAGAGTTATTAGCCAGTTTGTCGATATGGCAGAGTTTTTGGCAGACCTTCCAAACGAGCTTGTAAAAGCTTTTTCGAAACTAGATTCAATCATTGGTAAGATGCTTTCAAGTCTTCCATCGGCCATAGATCGATTGCTCGCAAAACTCCCAAGTATAATTGATTCGATTGCCTCGAAACTTCCAGAGCTGAGTAGGGTACTGCTTTCAGCCCTGGGAAAGATCATTGAACGGGCCCCGTTTATTTTTTCTTCTTTGATCGAACGGATACCGGAAATTACGGCGGCCTTGCTCTCTAACGCCCCGAAAGTAATAGACAAATTCTTCCAAGCCTTACCGGTTTTGGTCCAAAAAGTAGTAGCCACTTTGCCGCAGACCTTTGCGGAAATTGCCCGCAATGCTGATGAGATTGTTTTGGCCCTTGTTCGTGGGCTTCTAACAGCGACGGGACAAATTGCTATTGTCTTAGTGGACGAGCTTATAAGAAAAGGTGGGATCTTTAAGATCGCGGGCGAGCTTATCAAAGCCATGCCTAAAATTGCTATGGCATTTGTCCAAGGGGTAGCAGAGGGTCTAGCTAACGTGGTTAAAGATTTCGCATCTTATCTATTCGGCGGCGGTATTTCACTTCCATCTAGTCTGACAGACATGCCCGAAAAGATCGCAGAGGAAGCAACAGACTTTTTAGAGAACATTGCCAAATCAGCAAGCCAAGTTTTCCAAGTAACAGAACTTGCGATGGAAGGAAGGGCGATTGATACAGCCGATAGGTTAAGAGAAGCAATCATATCATCGGTAAATATCGCAGCGGTAAAAATCCAAGGGCTCTGGGACAAACTAAAGGAAGCTTGGCAGTGGATAAGAACCAATATAATAGACCCAATATTAAATGCGCTTAGATCAGTGTGGCAGTGGGTTATGGATAACATTATTACCCCACTTACTACAGGGATTTCTGCGGCGTGGAAGTGGGTTATGGATAATATTGTCACCCCTCTTACTTCGGGCCTATCAAAAATTTGGGAAAAAGCCGCTAATCTGTTAGGAGATTTTGCAGGAACTATTGCGGGACTTGGTAAAGGAATTTGGGAGGGGTTTAAAGCAGCCCTAGAGAAAATACCAAGCTTTTTTACAGATATTGGAGATGATATATGGCAGGGATTATTAAGTGGGCTTAGCGGGCTAAGCACATTTTTTACTGATTTGTTTAACGATTTAAATCCAGCGAATCTGCTAGAAAAGATTTTTAAACTCCCCGATGGGTGGTCCGGCCAAGGAGCAGTGGAAACTATTCTTGGTATAGATGTCCCAATGGTTAGTTTTGCTCAGGGGGGATTGGTAGCGGGGAAAGCTATGGTTCCTGGCGACTCAGAGGCCAATGATAGGATTTTGGCATATGTATCCCCAGGTGAGGCGATAATACCAAGAAGTTTAATGTCTAATCCAAGAGTAGCTAAATTAGTGGCAAAAATTCTAAATGGAGAGATACCCAAGTTTGCCGAGGGGACTTTAGGGGATGTGTGGGGAGGTATTACAGGTGGATTCGACAGTTTATTTGGTGGGGTGCAAGAGATTCTTGGGCCAATATCAGAGGTTGTAGGTGAACAGGTTATGATAGCCATAAGCAGAAATGGAGCTATGGCACAGGACGCATGGAATAATTTAGAGGAAGGCGCAAGAAATGCCTGGTCTAAGACATGGGAAGAGGGGTCTAAAATTCTTAGATATCTTAACCCAGAAGAACTATGGAAACAGGTTAGAGAGCAAGCAATGGTATCTGTTTTAAAAATGTTTGAAGCCAACAAATTCGCAGACGGGGGAATAATCGGAGAAGGTGTTCCAATGGTGGGCCATAAAGGCGAGTTTGTTGTGAATCGAGATGATACCAGAAGAAATATGGGGCTCTTGACGAGAATTAACAACGGCGAATCGCCTTCGTTTAGCGGTGGGAACATCAACATTGAAAACATAACAATCAATGCGAAAACAAACTTAGATGCGGATTCGATGAGAAGAGAAGTATTGCCAGCCTTAGAGCGTGAGCTTAAGCGTAAGTCTCAAGATGGCCGCTTTGTACTTAGTCTTAAGGGAGTAAGAGCATAATGGTAACAGAAAGAGGATATCAAGAGCGAGATTATTTAGATGACCCGTACCTATCGGGTGAAATATCTCTCGAGGCGGGCATACAGGCAAACATGATCATTCAGAAGCAAGAGACTTTCGGCCTTCAAGCTGAAATGGTTATTGCTGATGAGGATGCGATAGGGCTTCAAGGTGAGATGATTATTGACGCCGAGAATGCGATAGGCATTCAAGCAAATTTGCAGCTTGCTTCCGTGGAAGAGCCAATAGGCATACAAGCCAATATGTCTATAGCAGAGGAAACAGCTTACGGCCTTCAAGCTGAGATGATGCTTTATGCTGAGAGTGTTTTCGGCATCCAAGCTGAAATGAATATAGTTGATAGAGACTTTCCCGTAGGTATTCAAGCCGAGATGAGCGTGGGGGATAGCCCCTCGCTAGGTATCCAAGCCACTTTCGACACTCTTAGACACGCTATGTGCGACGAAGTTTATCTATATGGGCCATATCTTGAGGGGCCCTACTTTATTGATTGCATGAAAGCCTTTGTCGGTATCCAAGCCCTTCAATCTTTAAGGGTACAAGATGATTTTGGACTTCAGGCGAACCAATTTATTGGATCTAGCCCAAGTACAGGCATACAAGCTCGAATGATCATTAACGACGATAGGGCTTACGGCATTCAGGCCACAATGATGAAACGAGAATCATACGGCCTACAGATGACAATGGTTATTTATAATGCTACGCAACTCCGAGTTCTTTGTGACTTCCCATCGCGGGGCGTTACATCAGGCAATTGGGTATCGGACCCGATCGCAGCTTCGGGGGATTTTGGCACCGATAACCTCAACACAGATATTGTCGAACAAGTGTACAAAAGCACAACCGCAACCCTTGTTAATCTAACTTGTGACACAGGTTTACCCCAGGGGGTTCCGGTTGACACTATTGCAATCCTAAATCACAACTTCACAAGGTCAGCTACGGTACAAGTTCAAGGGTCGAAAGATAATTTCGCAACGCCCCCCGATATTACCTTTGACATGACGGTAGAAACAGAAAACATGTATTGGATCGCCCCAAGTCTTCCTAACGTAGCGGGCCAAAATAGATATTGGCGTTTTGTCATCCAAGACATTACCAACCCCGCTGGGTATCTCACGATTGGTACAATAATATTTGGCGCGGCGAATATGTTCAGCGTAGCTGAGTCGTTTACGAATCCTATTGTATGGGGCCAGAGACATTTTAAAGATCAATTGCAGACCGAAGGATTTACAACCGATAGTAACGATAGGGCCCTCAAAAAGTTTTTGAGACTTAAGTTTGGTCAGCTAAATTACTTCATGGGTAATTATGGGATGCTTAGAGACATGATGAGTTATGCTCGAACAAGTCTTAAGTGCCTTGTTATACCGACGCCCGAATATCCTTCTAGGTTCGCAGTGTTTGCAAAACTCACAGCCCTTCCAGAAATCACCTTTAACGACCTCGAAGAGAGGCTAAGTTATATGGACTTTGACTTAGAATGGGATGAAAGCGCATGAGTAAAACAGACCAAGCCCTAGCTGACTTTCATCACGCAATGATGAATCTTTTAAGGCAGCCATTTACAAAAGAGCAAATAATTTTGCTTCTAAAACTTTCTGAGAAGTTCGAAGAGATAACAAAGAATTTAGCGGCGAGGGCAGCAAGTGGGAACTAGCGACAGAAGGCCATATTTAACAGCGACAACGCTTGACCAAAACTTTTTGGATGATTGTCATGATAACCTTGACTCTAAGCTTGAGATGATAGCTGATGTTGAGGGCCCCGTTTCTACGCTTCGTATTTCTGACCGCAACAAATATGTTGGATCAACTTTTTATCAAGCCCTAACACAATTCCCCGTTATCGAAAGAACCCTCGGCGATTGGCTTAGCCCAACGCTAGAGTTTTCAACCCTTCAACTTTTTATTTCGAACGTCGCGGGAAGATTTAACAATATCTTACAGGGCGGTGCGAACTATCTTGGATGGATCGGCAAATCAATCGAGATAAAAATGGGCCTTAGAGATGTTTCGAGTACCTATAAAACTCTTTTCAAAGGTCAGATAACTGATATCGGTGGGGCTCAGAGAAACAGGGAAGGGATGACACTTATAGCAAGAGATAAATTTGACTCTCTCAATAAAAAATTTCCTAACGCCGTGTTTACTCGCACCACTTTCCCCTACGTGGAAGAAGAAAATATAGGGATTGTGATACCAATAATCTATGGAGATTGGACAGTAAACGTTGATGCAAGAGGGGCCTCGGTTCCTGCTTTCTCGATAAACGGGGCGCATCCAAATGTTATCGACGGTACTCTTGCTATGGAAATGGTAATTTCTGATAATGACAATTTCTTTTTTGATACTGCAAAGGTTTATGTTTACCGAGGGGATACGTTTTATTTGTTCGATGTTGCTGACATTAACATAATACCAGGAAACAGAGCCTTTTCTATAAAGCAAGATGGGTCAGGTGGGACAACTCTTATTGATGGGACCCCGTTTAGATATGAAAAAGGCGATACCTTCTTTGTCCAAGTAAAAGGTAAAACCCTGGGGTCTTACGACGACAATATAGTATCCCAAGCAAAAGACATTTTAGAGACTTATGGCGGGGTTGCGGGCGGTGATTTCGCATCGAACTGGACAACGTATCGAGATAAAGCCTCGCCCGCAGAGAGCGCGATTTCGACGTTTAAAAGCAGGGTTTGGATTCAAGAGCAACAAGACCTTGTGCAATATGTTCTTTCCCTTTTAGAACAGGCAAGGCTTGAGATGTTTATTGATAGAAGTCTAAAGCTTAAGCTCTTTGCTATTCACTTTGATGAGTTTGTTGCATCCCCAAGCTTCACAGCGAAAAATTGGGACATAGCTGCGGGAACACTTACCCCTTCTTTGGACGATCAAAACATATGGAATAGGGCAAGGGCCGATTACAACTTTGACCCAAGGCTAAACGCCAATTCTAGGCAGACTTCGTTTTACAAAAATGCCCTTGCTGTAACGCAAATGGGAAAAGAAATATCTAAAAGCGCAATCTTTCCAAACTTTTATGTTGAGGCCGATGTTATCTTAAATCTAAAAGAGATGATAAAGCTTGCTTCTTCAAGTTCTGAGCTAATAGAGATGACTCTTACTTCGAGGGCTGCTAAACTAGATTTAGGCCAATTCATAAAAGTCAATATTGATCTTGGTTCAATAAAGTACGAAGATGTACCAATGATGATTAGAAAAATTGGATATGATCCCAAAGGGCTTAATGTACCAATGAAAGTTTGGTCAATGCAAATGTGCCCATTTTCAGGATACGAGCCAGGGTACTCAGGAACGGTGGGCGGTTATAGTGCCACTATTGACGAAGAAACATAATTTTAAGGAGTCATTAGAATGAGCGTTAATTTAACAGTATCTAAAACTTTGGGTGGTTCGGGAGTAGCAGACGCATTGGCGGGTGGGGGAAGCGGCGTTGATCTTGGTTCAGTTGTGAACGGAGAATATTGCCCAATAATTTTAAAGGCTTCTAACACCGGATGGCAAAATTTATATATCAAACACAACGCCACTATTGATCCAATCGTGGACGTTGGAACATTCATTGCAGAGTTTTCGCAAACATATGGAGGCGCACAAACCGCAGCTATCGACTATGCAACCATGAAATCAAAGGGCGCGGCCTCTGGAAACAGCGCGAACAACGCCGATGGACTTTCGGGCGGTCTTCGTGTGGAACAAGACGCCGATATTGGGGGAACCCTTGGGGCAAATGCTTTCAATGGAACAAGAGCCCAGGTGAAAATATATGGGAAAGACTACGGAAGTGGTCAAGAGGGAATAAGCCTCGCCACTGCCTTTGCTCTTCATGTTGATTCATGCCTCTACAACAATTCAGGAACGCCCGTTGATGCAACAACCCCCGTAACAGGGAAGATTGGGAAAGCTGGGGACACGGTTTTAGGTGATACTGCCCTGCAAAAGCTAAGACTGTACCTCGAAACTGCGGCTAGTGACGGGGGAATTATCCAATCAGATTGGGTAGTTAAGTATTCTTACACAGCATAAAGAGCCTTACCATGACAGAAGCTTCAATAAGCAACGCTATCCCGAAGACTTACTACAGGCTTAGATGGCGTTTTGACTTCGCAGATAAAAAAGCAAGGGTGGGTGTTTGGAATAATGCCAGCCCTCTTCCTCAAGATTCGGCTTGGAGCGTTAAAAAAGATGGGCTGATTAGGGCCGCAATCGAGGGGGAAAACATTTACACAAGCGAACAAGTGACCCTTTTAGAATGCCCAGGGCAAGATTACGCCACATGCCAGGTGGTTGCTTACGCGAAGATTCCAAGAGCTATTGGGCATCATGGAACCGTGACCCCTAAAGGACATTTCGGGGGCATGGCAATTCTAACAAGAGATGAGAAGATTACTGTTTATGTTGACGGGAGAATCGAAAGAGCCCCTTTAACAGCCAATGAGAAAAAATTCGACCTACACGAGCATAAATTAGGAGTTTAACCATGACCATTGTATCAAGAATAGAATTAGATCACCCAGCGTTAGGAACCCCTGGGGGCTCGGCTCTTCATACGTCTATCGAAGCGATTTATGTAAAGCTTGGTAACAACATGGCAGACAGATTTTTCTATATTCAAAATCTCGATGCAGCGGCCTCGGTTGATTGTGACCATAATTTCAACACAGAACTAAACAATCTTCGTTATGATCTTTACTCATGGAACGAATCAACGGGAGAGCTTACTTTTTTAACAGAGAGTACAACCCCGAAGAGATCAGAGATCGCATTGATCGCTAAAGTTGGTGACACGTTAAAACAAATGACAATCACCAATAACTCGGCGGCGCAAGTGGACCTCGGCCTCGTAGTTGTTCATGATCCAATCGAGATTAACGAACTTACCGACGTGAACACAGCGGGAAAAGAAGACGGGCAAGCCCTGGTCTATGATTCCGCTACCGACACTTGGAAACCTGGGGCCTCTGGGGACAGCTCTTTTAAACTCCAATCAATAACAGATCCAAACCTCTCTATGAAGGGTGGGTTCATTATTCTTGATGATGGCCGCGAACTTGCGACATTCAATACAACTTATGGGGCCGATCTTACATTAAACCTCGATACAATCCTTGGAAGCAATCCAGCCGATGCAACAGCATATTACCTTTATATTGACCTTGACTCTTTAGGGGCCGAGCAAACAGAAGCCTTGACAGGAAGAAAACTTTATAAAGTTGAGCTTGCAAACTTTGTTCTAATGACCACAAAACCTGAAGGAAACTTACTTGCAAGATACTTACCTGTCGGTATCATTCTTTCCGCAACAACTGGCACCGTTTGGAGCGGTACAGGTGCAGCGTTTAGAACGCTCGCATATCGAAGGCATGATAACCTTCCAGTCACACAGGCACCACTTATCTATGGTGATTTTTCCAAACTCGTTTCATCCGTAGGAACATCGGGACAGATAAAGCAAGGTCACGTTTTATCGACTAAATCTTTCAGGGCAGCACACTTAGATACTGCGAAACTTTCTTTCTACAATCTTAGAGAAGATTCGAACGATGAATATGGTAGCAGAAACCTTGCAAATCCAAACTCGATACCTTACACAGGAACAAATATTTTAGGCGAAGCGAATACTGCGGCAAATCTTTCAAGTGCCTCGGCGCATTATTTTTCAAGCTCTGATGCTTTCTATGCTTCGCTTGCTTCCACTGATGACTATGCCTATGGGTTCTGGGCAAAGATGGCAGACTATACCCCAGCGGCAATAAAGAAAATGTTATGCCTGCGAAGCGGAAGTTATGGGCCAGCTATTTTAATCAATACAAGCGGAACTATTCAGTTTGACGATACTACCGATGGGGGAACAACACCGGCGGCTTTGACAATAGCTAACCCAAGTTTTACCGACAACACTTGGCATCACTTCGCGGTTATTTATAATGCTACTCTCGACATGCTCTACGCATTTATCGACGGTGTTAGAGTTGGCGAGCTGTCTGTTGTAAAGGCTTCGGGAATATCGGGAGCTACGTTAAACGTAGGTCGGGATCAATCGGGATCGAACTATGTTGACGGACTTATCGAGGATCTTTTCTTTGTTAAAGGCGCATTGCTTACTGATAACGATATATTGAAACTCGCCTCAACAAGAATTGACCACAACAAAAACGTTTTAGCTTCAAGGCAAAAATGGGAGTTCAACTACCTCCCGCTGGGGCTTGATCCAATTTCAGACCTAAGTAAAGTTGTTATCGATCAATCTGATCCAAACTCGATGTTTGCAGATTTATCGCAACTTGGAGCAACAGACAAAGTTGATATTAAACTCTTCAACACTGGTCTTAACAATGCAGTGCAAGCAGCTTCATTTGAAGCGGAATATATTTTTAATGCTTCGGGACAACTAACACCGACTACAACAAGTTTTCCAACGTACTTACCTGAAGAGCCTCGCGCCATTGTTTCGACGCAAAAAGATTCGAGCGGTAAAGTTTACCCTCTCGATATCTCAGGTGACATTGTTTGGGTAACTTCCGACAGTCAAAAATATCTCCAAGGAAACTTGGACGGACTAACAACGCCGCCAAGCTCTACTACTCCTGTTAGAATATCTGTTGCTTGCAGGACGATTGCAAACACTGTGAGTGATGCAGATAGCACGACTCGTGGGTTAATAAGCGCGGCAAAGCAGCTTATTAGTGGTCTTAAAAAATGGCTCGGCGGTATTTCATCTGTTGAATACGTTGGAACAAACCCAGAGGTAGGTGGGTCAACTCCATTCCAATTGACCGACGATCATAAGAGAGTGCAGGTAATTAATCCGGCGGGGGCGATTACTGTAAAGCTTCCTACGACAGGTATCAGGGCGGGTGAAAGATTTAAGATAGTAAACAGGTCAACTAATGTTATAACGGTGCAAAGTTCAGGCGCAAATGAAATTGCGGTACTTTATCTTGGATATATAGAATGTAGAGCCTTGGTTGACACTCCGACAAATTCGACCGATTGGGTTATTGAATCAATCGACTATGTTGGTTCATCTTATTCGGCTTCGTTTAGCTCTACGACTCATGTAGACACCCTAAGTCTTAGTGATGTTGTTTTTCATAGAAAAAATAAAATTATGTATATGAGCGGCGGGCTAACTATGAAAATCAACCCAACAGGAACGGGCTACCAGTTTAGTTTCTCTATGAGTAAGCCAGTAAATTCATTAACACAGGCACATCTAGGAAGTGGCGGCGGTCTATACGGTAGAAACTCTGATTATAGTATCAATGGCCATGCTAGGGGAGATTCAACAAGCACAATAGGGTTTGTAGGTAGTCAGTATGGAACAAATGGCACAGTCACTTATTCGACGGTTCCTTTCCAAGTCATGTATCGTTTAGATTAGGGAGTATTTATGAAAAAATTAATTTACAGTATCTT